ATTTGCACCAACTTGATTGGTCTGTTTAGACCAACTTTCTGTTTTTGGTCTGTTTAGACCAACTTTATCATTTTGGTCTATTTGCATCAATAAAGTTGGTTCATTTAGACCAATTTGCTGTGAAGTTGGTGCATTTGCACCAAAATTGAATACGCCACCAGTCATGCCGAATAAAGTTGGTGCATTTGCACCAATATCAACATATCCCATTTCCTTCAGTGGTTCAAATGCACCAACTTGTAGATGCTCTGAGAACTTATGCTTTTGGTCTAAACTGACCAAGTTGTGAAACGCATAAATCAAAGAAGCATATACATTACCATTGACAGAAACATTGTTTCCGTCTACTTTGATGAGGCGCATTGTCTCCAGTTGTTGAAGCGTGGCTTTGACCTTTTTGCGGTAAACGCCTTGCGCCTCACCTAACTTGCTGCATGAAATTTTGAATGTGCCAGGCTTGCCAGCTCTGATACGATACAGGTATTCATCCAGTAAATATGTGAATACTGAATGAACCGTAGCATCACCCAGCATCATTGCTGCTTCACGATGGTGCTGGGAGTACGGTATTTGTGAGAAATCTATTTGTTCCATATTTCTGTGGTAAAAGATGGGGCCGTTTCAAACAACCCCATCTATAAATTGATTATGGTAATAACTTACGCTTTGCCAGGTTTCTTTCGCATGTAGCTCTTTTGATTGTCTTGCCCCACGATTTCATAAGGCTCTCATACGAATCCTCGAATAGTTTGCAAGTTAGATCATAGAGCTGTGGCAACATGTTAAGCTCTTTCTCGATGTAGTCCATTGCGTTGCCTTTATATACAATGTTGTTCATGCGTGTGTACACGTTGATGTGATACTTAGCGTTGAACTCGCTGTACAAAAGGTGATATGAGCCTCTTGCGTTAGCTACGCCATTCTTGCGAATGATTTGTGTGATACGCTGTCTCATATCAGCAAGGGAAATGTTTGCCACTAAGCCTTCGATGATTTCTTCCTTGTGTTTGTTATCATCTGCCAGCTGCTTAACTCGTTGCTGTTCAGTTTTGAGTTGTGTGGCAAGACCGATGATGAAGTCTGGGTCAGTCAGTGCTTTTTCGATAGCGGCTGGCGTTAGATAGCCGCCATGTTTGCGAATTGATGGGATTACATCGTTTGTTACCCAGTTTTGGAATTTTTCTGAATATTCCGTGTTTGCTCTGAGTATTAATCGGTACATTTGTCCCTCGTCTCCATATTTCATGCGTTGGATTCCACCATTTGTAGGGGTTTCCAAAACAGTAACCCCTTTGCAATGGTCAATAACAGCTTTTGCAGGGTTTGAATACTTCAACGCCTTTGCCACATCTGTCAAACAGAACAGTGGCTTGTCAGATGTTCCAGCTGTTCTTATGTTTCCGAACTCTGGGCTGTTGAAAATTAGAATATCATTCATTTTTGTTTCCTTTCTTGATAATTGTTTCACAGGTTTCTTGCACAAGTCTCATATATTCTTGTGCTTCTTCTAAAGAAGAATATGGTGATGTCTCTGCATCGTAGTTCACGCAATATCCAGCACTTCTTAGAATGTTGTGTGCAAACGAATTGATGAAGAATACCAAAACTTCTGCAAGTGTGTGTGGAGTTGGAATTGCGAGACCATGACAGCTTTCGCCTTCCGATCCATTCTGGAATGTAATGTACTCATTAGTACACTCAAGCTTGTTCTTGTCGGTTTGTATGCGCATAAGGTAAGTGCGCTTGAAGTGAATCTCGAAATCAACATTGGTTTCGGATTTTGTAAACTCTTTGAGTTGGAAGTCGAAAATGTCGAAAATAGCTCTTGTTTCCTCTTCAGTGCATCTAAGTATGCTGTTGCCGAGGATGGACTTCACTTCCTCTTTTGTGAATTTCTTTATTGAATGTCTCATGCCATAAATGGATTTTGTGGATAATTGTTGATGTGATTGTTGAAATCGTTGTCATCACAAAATGTTGTACCGTACAACTTGCGATGTTCCTCACATTTCTTTTTCAATATGCAGTCTTTGCATAGTATTCCTTTTGCTATCATTTTTGCTGCGCATACGGCCAGCCAGACAAAAATTACGATGCAGATAAAAATTGTAATCATTGTTATGCGTCTATAAGTTTATTCATTTCTTTAATTGCTTCTTGGCAGCGTTTAGCGTCTTCATATCTTTCTTCTTTGATAGCTTCGTGTTTGATACTATCAATGTATCGGCACATTGCGATAAGAACATACTTGATGCTTTGAACGTACCAGATATTTGTATCGGCTACACATTTCTTAAATTCATCATCATGTTTTATAAACGATAGCATTTGCTTATTGTTGGCAAGGCTTTGACGAAGCAGGAGTGCCATGCCAATAATGATGAACATAGTGATAGCGTTAAGTATAATAAGTGCTGTTATCATATCTTGGTGAATACACTATCTTTGTTAAGAAAGAGTTCACAACACTCATCGCCTGGTTTGTGAGATTCTGGAATTTCATTCCAAACACCCTGTGAGTCCATTTTTTCTGGATGATAAAAGAAACAGTTATATCTATCCCAGCAACCTTTTTTGTTGCAAGAGAAGTTTACATTCTCTTTGATTTTATAATAGGCTGCTTTAGTGATGAACTTTGCGGTATCTGGAAGTTGAGGCTTGAATTTGTCTGGAACATCGCCTTGGAACCATACATTATTCGAGCGTTTTACGGTTCCATCATTTTTTAGGATGTACATGGTTTTACCGCCAAACCCTTGAAAGTGTTGAGGCTTGGATAACCACTTGTGAAAAACATAGTGAGAACCATTAATGATTTCACGGTCTGGATGAGGATGTGCTATTTTGTCCTTCCAGAAAGCGCATGTAAAGCAAAGTTGCTCTTTGCGCATAAGAATTGTTAAGGGTGCTCGTTGATCGAAATCGTCAACATTAGTTGGCAAGCCACAGCAAGAACACAATTCTTTGCTGGCACATGCCTCCATTGCATCATAATTTGCCATAGTTATATGATTTTAGCCCTTCGGCTATTAAAAGAAAAGAAGATGCAAGGGCGCATGTGATGCGCTTCAATTAATATGTAGTCCTTATTTGATGGACTCAAAGATGTTGTTTATTTCATCCTGCGTGATACCAATGTAAGTTTTGGTTATCTGGATGCTTGTGTGATTTAGGATTTTGTTCAAAAGAACAAGAGCTTCTGCGCTACGATTATTGGTTTCATAAACGTAACGTCCGAATGTTTTGCGGAATGTATGGGTAGAAAAATTCCCAATTTTTACTTTGTAGTCATACTTAAAATCTTTCAGTTTCTTGTTTACACACTGAATTGTCAGTGGCTCACCAGTCACTTTGCTTTTGAATATAAACTCGCTTTTGTCGGGACTTCCCAACAGAACATATAAGTCATGTATTTTCTTTTGAACAGACTTATTGAAAGGAATTGTTCTTGTCTTCTTGGTTTTTTGCTCTGTCACTGTACAAGAACTCACATCCAGCACATCTTTCCAATGGAAGTGCAGGACATCTGAAGCTCTACATGCAGTACAGAATGAAAGACGTGCATATAACTCCCAAATGTATTTCCCATGAGTGTGAAGGCTATCCAAAAGTCTTTCATACTCACTGTACTCCAGATAGTCTGAAGTTGTCAGTTGATTCTTTTTTGCCATAATAAAATGCTTTTGTTTCATTTTCTGTTGCAAAGGTATATAAATGAAACCAATCTGCCAAGTAATATTATTAAAAACTGTGCATACGCTATAATAATTAACATACGATAACAATAAAAGGCGATAGAATACCTACCGCCTTTTATTTGATTTTGCATTAGAGTTGTGCTATAAAATCGTCAATATTGACGATAGTTACCCCAAGTCCTTGTGCCTTTGTTATCTTGCTGGACGTAGCATTAACATCTTTGACAATAAGATGTGTTGTTTTCTTCGATACGCCACTAACAATAGTGCCTCCAGCTTCAATGATGCGTTGCTCCACTTCTGTGTTGCGAACTCCAGAGAAACATACAGCCATGCCAGCACATTTGCCGTTGGTATCTACTGAAATTACATTTGGGCGTTTAATTGTTAAACCATTCTCATTAACAAAATGATGGAATTTATTAAACCCTTTCCAGAAAGATTTATCGGTTTCAAGTCTGGATGCTTCAATACGATTATTGATAAATTCATCATCGTATATAAAGTCTACGTTGTATAGATTCTCTTCTTCATCACCAGGCAAGGAATCAATTAGCTTTCTGGCTTTGATAGTTCCAATGCCAGGGAAACAGTCACTTGCTTGCATAAGTGTGGGCAAGTCAATTCCAGATTTGATTTTCTCCATGTTGGCAAGAATGATGTTTACTGTACCTTCTGCAAAGCCATCAATGCTGAATATGTCGTTGGCAACCATGTTGAGAATACGAGATATAGTATTGAATCCAGATTGATAAAGCTTGTCGAACATCTGTTCTCCCATGTCCTCAACTCCACAGGTTTTGAAGAAGAAAACAATTTTAGCAAAACGGATTCCGTCACAGTCTGGGTTTGTACACATCAACTCTTTACCAGACTCATTCCATGATGTTACTTCGCCACAATGCGGACATTCAACGAGTGAATCCCACATTGTTTTTATATCTTCTTTTGGTGCAGTTTCAAGCGTTTGTAGGATTTTAGGAATCACACCTCCAGAACGAGTGACAAGAATCTTTGCGTTTGGTGCAACCCCCATGTCGGCAATCCATCCTGCATTATAGCCAGTTGGGTTTTCCATAATGCAGTCCCCAGTATCAACCGCTTCTATTTCTACGACAGGCTTTAGTGCGCCAGCCTTGCTTGCTCGCCAGGCAATATTTTTGACTGTGGTCTCGAAAGCATCTGTAAAGTCTGGATGCTTGTAGGCGATGGCGTAGAGAGGATTGCCTGTGGTCTGATTTCTACCGATAGTTTCCCAGAGTTGCAAGTTGTTGATATAGATAACAATGCCGTCAATCGGATAGAGTTTAGACCATTCCTTGAAAGTTATGAGCAGCGAGTTTTCTGTAATATCTTTTGTTGTAACAAGCTGGAATAGAGGTTCTTGGTTATAGTCAGAGCATAATTGTTTAATCGCTTTGTCGAAAGTTTCAAATTCTTTGAGCGATGTAGCGTCAATTCCGTATCTGAAGAAAGAGGCGTGTGCGATTTCTTGGCAAGGAATATCTCTGTTAAGAAAGCCAGCAGCAGTATTGCGAGGAGATTTGTATTTCTCTGACGTGTATGGAGATATTTTACCATCAAAATACTCATTCCAGTTCTTGCGATTGATTATGAACTCGCCATAGGTATAACCATATTTGGTGTTTGATACGATGTTTGCAGCGATGCAATGCTCGGTACAGTCTTGTCCTTCGTTTTCAGCACCGCCACGAGACCATGCTTCGCCAGTCTTCTCATTGTGAAGTAGAGAAAGTCCATCAAACTTAGGCATCAAGACGAGTTGCGTGTCATCATGTAAGCCAAGTGAAGAGAGCCATTTCTTGACATCGTTGATATTCTTCACCTTGTTCAATGACTTCATGGGGAGTGGCAGCTTGCGCTTGCGTGGGTTTGAAACTGGAGACGGTTCTATATGGTAGAGCCATTCGTTGTCGGGGTCGATAGTTTTTAATTGCTCTACAAGGCTGTCATATTCACTATCACTGATAGTTGGATTTCCAGCTCTATATTCTTCGTTGTGTTTCTTGATTGTATCAAGAAGTTCTTGTTTGGATAATGTGTTCATAATTGAAATAAAAATGGGGCAAATTAATCATAGAATCAATTTACCCCTGTTTATACTCTTGTTATTCCTTCACATATAAGGAGCAGCAGCAATGGTCATGCAAGCGATAGTTAGAGCAAGGACAATGCTTGTCTTCCGAATCGTTATGGCAAGGACATTCGCCATTATTACGCTCAATACCTCGTGTCACTCCTTTGACGATTTTCTCGTTAGGATTTAACTTCCACCCCTCTTTAACAAAATACTCCATAGTTACTTCACTCCTGTATGTCCGTAACCACCATCGCCACGCTCTGTTTCATCGAGTTCTTCTGTTACAACCCATTCGGCTTGTTCGTACTTGGCGATGACCATCTGGGCGATACGTTCACCATCATTGATGATAAAAGGTTCGTGGCCATGATTGATAAGCTCTACGCCAATATCTCCACGGTAGTCGCTGTCGATTGTGCCTGGAGTGTTAAGGCAAGTGATGCCATATTTGATGGCGAGACCACTACGAGGGCGAATCTGTGCCTCATAACCAATTGGGAGTGCGATGTGGAGTCCTGTTGGAATTAATACACGCTCGCCTGGAGCAAGAGTGATGGGGTTATCAATATTGGCACGGAGATCCATGCCAGCAGAGCCAGCTGTTGCATATTTGGGAAGCTCATGCTTTGAGTTGTTGATGATTTTGATTTTCATACTTGTTCTTTGTCTTTATTTTTATTATACTTCATTCCCTTTCTCTCCATTTTACCTGTTTTGTAGTATTTTCGTTCTACACCACACAATTTATCGTATTCTTCGACACGCAATTCTCCTAAGTCATCAAATGTGACTTCGATGTCATCTTGTAGTATTCGGAAATACAACTTATTGCATGAAATGCACTTTCCAATACATGCGTAATGGATTGATTGAGGTCGGCAACTGAAAGCGTTTGCTGTTGCCGTTAATGATTGGAATATTCCAATCAGACGTTTAAGAGGATTAAAAACTAAGATGCGCTTTGGTTCACTTAACATGCGTCTTGCCATTATCTTTTATCTTGTTTATAGATTCCCTGTCAAGACGTACAAAGGCGTGTTCAAGAATGTACGAGTCCGAAACGGCAACCCCATCGGTAAACAGATCGTGGCATCTGTCACACATGTACGCAAGGAAATCTGGTTCGACAAAAGATAAAAATAGGTACACTAAGGAACCATCAATTAAAATATGACCATCGGTATTGATGAATAAGCACTTGTTTTCGTCAAGCTCATACGACTTGATAAGTGCCTGTATTTGAAATCCGCACGTTTGCAGAAAATCATCAACAGTTAATGAGTTGTTTTGAAGATAAGAGGTGGCATCGAAAACACTGCCATTATCAGTTGTAGCCCCGAAGAGCAAGTCGGGAAATTCTGGAAATGCCTGCTCGTCACACTTTGTATTAATTGGCTTTCCAGATGGTTTGAGTGTCATTACATAGAATAGCCCTGCTTCTGTTCTTGAACTGAAGGTGGCCAGAGAATAGCTTCTGCTTTATCAAATTTGATGTCACGAATAATGAAATCTGACATGGTGTGTTTGAGGTGTTTGCTGATTCGTTCAGCAGCATCTGTGTTTGATGAAGCTGGAGTGAAGATTGTCTCAGTGTTCATCTTTTCCTTTCCAGATTTCTCGTCCATTATCGGAATCATCACCTTAACGCTGTAGATACCAACGCCAGAGTCTTCATCCTCAGAGAAGAAGTTACAAACGAGTCCATTGACGAGGGTGTCATCGTGGTCAAGTGTTTCGTTGTAGAGCATTTCTGAAATCTTTGTTTTAACGATTTCGATGCTGGCATCACTGAATCTCTCTCTGTTTTCTGATTCGATTAGAGCGTAGGCGGTTGCTTCCGCTTCTGAATAACTGGTTGCATAGACAAGTTCTTCTGTCTTTGTCTTTTGCAGCTGACCGTCAGCATCCTCTTTAGTCCACTCGGTCTTGATTCTGTAATAATTAGATGTTTCTTTCATATAAACTTGTATTAAGTTGAAAATTTCGGTTGCAAAGGTAATGGTCTTTCTTTTTATATACAAACGAAAATGTACTTTTAACATATTATTTAACATAGAAGGCTTTGAAATAAGGCATTTAGAAGACATTAGAAAAAGCCAATTAACATAATGAATTTGGTTTTCGATTGTACACAATCATTTTAATAATGTATACTTAGGAAAACGATAATCTGTAGGTTTTTCTATTCTTCAGAAAGTAATTTTTGAAGTTAATGGCAACAGTTGAGACAAAAGAAAAAGTTGATCTTGACTTGCTGGAGAGTATTTATCGAACCAGCAAGAAAACTATACAAGAATATGTAAGAGAAATTGACAGACATTGCCGCTTTAAGTCAGTGCAACACACCGTCAATGATGGCTGTGTGTTAGATGACCGTGGGCGCATCATTGACATTTATGATGCTTGTGTTGAACAAGATGCGCATTTGCGTTCAGTTTTAGAGACGTTGAACTCCCAGATTCTTGGTGAGCGTTATATGATGTGCCGTATGAATGAGAAAGGTCGGTACGTTAAGGACGTTGAAGAAACACAAAAGGTTCAAGGTTCTTCGTTTATTAAGATTATCAGTGGTATTGTTGAAGCTAAAATGTTTGGATATACAGGCTTGCAGATACTTCCAGATATTGACCCTCGTACTGGTAAATTGGCGCACGTTAATCAGATAGAGAGACGTAACATACTTCCCTTCCAAAGGAGAATCATACGCAGACAGGGAATGTGGAATCCTGGTTGGTCTTTTGATGACCCACAATATCGTGATTTTTATGTACTTATTGATTCGGGTAGTCTTGGATTGTTCTCAGCAACAGCACCTTTGATACTTGCAAAGAAGTTCACGTTGGCAAATTATGTTAATTTTAGCCACACATACGGACAGCCGATCATTCATGGAAAGACAGAATCGGAAAATACTAATGACCGTAAGAAATTGGCGAATGACATTGCTTCAGCAGCACAAAACAAGGTGATTGTTACTGGTTTGAATGATGAGGTTGACATAAAGACGTTCACCATGTCAAATTCAGAACATATCTTCACTGGATTGATAGACTTGTCAAATAAAGAAGTCTCCAATTTGATTCTTGGTTCAGAAGACATGGCTGGAGAAACACAGTCATACGTTGGCTCTACTCGTGCGCATCAAGATGTGTTCCGTGATAGAATCGAAGTGTATCGTGAATATATTGAAAATGTAATGAATGAGGAAATTATACCTCGTCTTGTTACAATGGGTTATCTGAAGCCTGGCAATGTGTTCAAATATGCGAAACGCCTTGAAATGTCGGATAAAGACCAGATTGAGCTTTATCGTTTTCTTACTGATAAGTTCGAGATTAGTGCCGATGAAATAGAGAAGACATTTGGTGTAAATGTCGGTCGGCAATTGAATTTGGAATCTGGTAATGGCGGCAATTCTGGAGGCGTTCGTGGTGGCGATGGCGGTCAGTATGTTATGACAGATGAAGAATATTACAAGCGATACGGCCATCATCGTGGCGGTGCTGTAAATTTTCTTCGGGAGAGAAAGTGATAGGTAGCACTTCTCTCTCCAGTGTACAGGCAAATAGGCTACCAAAAGATGATGAAGATAAGAAGCAAGCTGAATATGAGGCATTGCTTGCAGTCTTTACCAGATTTATAGAAAGTTATACCAATGAGACCGATTCACAAGAAATATTGGAAGAGTTGATGAATTTGCGAGCAGATTTCTTGATACAACATGCTTTATCTGGCTTTGACATAGATTACGATGAAGCTTTGGAAATGTTGCGAAATGCAGAAGGTCTTAATAACGAACAGTCGGCAAAACGTAATATAATTGTAGCGGCAGTGGACAATTTGATTGATTTTGCAGTAGTAGAAGAATATCAAATGGCACGAGAGCTTCCAAGCTTTGATGATGAAGAATTTGATGAAGATGATTATGAAGAAATCTTTGGAAAATACAACAAACGATACGCTGAAGTAGAAAACTCAGACGCTGAATATGCAATGATTATTGCAGCAGGACTTATCGGTGTGGCAGATAGTACCATGCTCACTTATATGACGCAAGGCGATGAACGTGTAAGACCTTGGCATTTGCAGTATGAAGGGTTCACAGCTCCAAAATCACAATTCCCAGCATGGTTGATACCTCCAATTGAGCATCAATGTCGATGTTATTTAGTGGAAGACAATATTGTTGGGATGGCAAAATGTGTGAAAAATGCTGTGATGAAAGTGCCAACAATGCCAGATTGGTTTAATCGTACATTTAAGGAAAGCGTTGCGTTGGGTGGCAGAATTTTCTCAGACGAACATCCGTATTTTACTGTAGATAGCCGTGATGAAGATTCATTGCATGATATAGCCAAACGGATAAAGGAGAGATATATGAATGGCTAAAGGAAGAGTGCCTGGTGGTGGCATGATAACGCCAGCTCAGATGATGCAGCAGTGGAAAAATGCCCCACATAGGTTTGATTTGAATTTGAATAATTTTGAGGTACGCATAGGACGTGCGGCAGAAGCGATATTTAAGAAGTCATTTGAAATGCACCGATTTAATACCGCTTCTTCGCAACCGTGGAAACAGAGGCGAGATCACAAGCCTCATCCAATATTGAAAGAAACCTCAACATTGAAGAACTCGATAAAGCATAAGACAATTCCTGGAAAGAAACGAGTTGTTCGCATTTATACTGACCCGACCGCTTTTGGAACAGCAGCACGACATAGAGGCTTTTGTTATGCTGCTGTTCATAATGATACAAGCGGCAGTCATACCTACGGCAAGACTGGCGTGAAAAGTATACAGAGACAGTTTATTGGTCATTCTTCTTATTTGGAAGACGAGTTCAAACAACTTGCTATATCCACATTGTTTAATGGATTTCCGAAATGATAGTAGATAAAAAGAGACATGAAGAAATACAAGAAAAAGTAGTTGATGTTGTCAATAGCAATGATGAGCCTGTTGTTGATTTGAAGAATTTAACAGTCGAGGAGGCTGTAAAAGTCAATGCTTTATCTGAAACATATTTAGCATTGCGTTCTATTCTGGAGAAAATACATGTTAATCCAGACGATGAAGATAGTCCATTGTTGTTTAAGACAATAAAATTGGAAACTGGTCAGCTGACTCGTATTAAAACAAATGAGTTTAATAAAGAGTATGCTATTGGCTTTCCTGCTTGTTTCATTCATTATATCAATATGAATTGGCTGGTTGGTCAGTCAAATATCAACGCTGGAAGATGTACGGTGCGATTGCATTATGTCTTGAATAATTTGAATAATGGTGATGATGATGTGGAGTTGAGTGGCTTTAGAGCTTTTGAGATTATCAATTCCGCTATAAACGCCAATAAAGATAAATTTCCAGCTTTGGTGAATAAGTTTCAATTGACGTATTGGGATATGCCAGAAACATTTGATGATGGCGTACAGCCTTATTGGATTGATTATGAAGTAGCGTTTAATGATTATACATCATATCGTTATAAGGATTATGTAGAACGGTATATTGTCATGCCTCCATTCACCAATCATTCTGACCAGTTGAAAGAGAATAATCAAGATGGACATGAAAACCATACAACTCCCACAATTGAAGATGCTGTAAAAATAGAAAATACAGTATCAGAATAATCGTTTGTTTTCAACCTTTCGATAGTTGTATTTCTATTCTTCAGAAAATTGAATATCAAAAGTTAATGGACGTAAATAATCTAAAGTACGTTGTTGGCAAAGCTGAAACTAACCAGCCAGCTATTATTCGTTTCTTTGGTTCCGTAGATAGCTTTTCCACAGATTGTTTTAATGAGGAGTTTTTGTGGCTTCAAGACTATGTAAAGCCATCAAAGATTGTAGTCCTTATTAATTCAGACGGTGGGTCTGTCATGTATGGCATGAGTACGTTCTCCATAATCCAGTCATGTCCCATTGAGGTAGACTGCATCATTGAAGGCATTGCCGCATCAATGGGCGGTGTTATTTGGGCAGCTGGAGACCATTTGTATATGCACGATTACTCAATTCTTATGATTCACAATCCTTTTGTTTATGATAACGACAATGAGGATGCGAACATTAAGAATATGGTAAACGCCTTCAGAAAACAGATAGAAACAATTTATGTAAAGCGTTTCGGTCTATCAAAGGATAAGGTGCGTGCTATCATGGACGGTGAGGGCGATGCTGACGGTACATATCTGAGTGCCAAGGAAGCCGTTAATGCTGGAATCTTGCCAGATACTAACATTATCAAGACCTCCAAACAAGTTGTTGAAAAGGTAAAAAGTCAAATTGAAGGCGTAAAAAGCGTTGCGTCTATTTGTGACATAATGAACTCCGCATTGAAAGAAGTTGATGAAAATAAACTTCTCTCAGAAGTTGTTTCTATTCGTACACAGAATAATCAGAATTTTAATCCTGTGGTTACAGGGCAAGAACAAAACACAATGAAAGAGAACGAAAATGTCCAGTTCAATGCCGTAACAGCACAGCTTGGCTTGGAGGCTGAAACCTCGTTGCAGTCTGTTTCTGCACGAATTACACAGCTTGTCAATGCAGAGTCAGAGCTGAAGAACGTCAAGAATGAGCTGGGTGAACTGAAAATCAAGTTCAAGGGCAAAGAGACTGAGGTTGCTAACCTCCAGAAGAATCTCTCTGACGTAGAAGGACAGCTGAAGGTATACAAGGACGCTGAAGAGAAAGCTCGTAACGCTTCTATTGACACAATGGTTGAAGATGCAATCAAGGCTGGAAAAATTGACGCTGGTTCAAAGGAAGATTGGATCGGCATGGCGAAAGCAAACTTGGACATGGTAAAGAAGACACTTGACTCAATTCCTGGTCGTGACAATATCGTAGATGAAATTGCCAAAGACCCAGAGAACAAGAATGACGCAGAAGAGGCAATGAAGGATGTTAATGCTAAGCTCGCAGAGAAGGTCAAGGCAGTCGTTGGTGACATTACACTTCAAACATTCTAATCGAAATGGGTACAATTAATTACGCTGGTAATACCTATGCTGGTGAGGTACTTGAAGACCTCTTGGTATATACCGCACATGGCAATGACACATATAATGAGGGGCTGATTCATATTGTTCCTGGCATCCAGAAGCGAAAGACTCTGCCTCATGTTTCACTTGGTTCTATCATCCAGGATAACGTAGCAACACCTACTTCTACTCATGGTGATGCTAACAGCGAGACTGGCAAGAACAAGTACGAGTTCTCAGAGCGTTATCTGGAGCCGCATGACTTCATGGTATACCTGGAGTTTAATCCTCGTGACTTTGAGGAGTACTGGAGACCATTCCAGCCAGAGGGCGAGTTGATTTTCCGTGACCTCGACGCAAAGGTACAGGCAACGATGCTCCACTTGCTCGTAGACCGCAAAGACCAGTACATCGGTGATTCTATCTGGTGTTCAAAGAAGGGCGGCAAGGACACCAAGCTCACTTCGGATGCGCCTGAGACAAATGTAGTACTTGGTGGTGATAGTGATGCTGGCCCGATGAAGTACTTTGACGGTTTTGTGGTTCGCTGTCTTGACAACTTGAAAGCAAATTCTGTTGCTGCTGGCACTCGTACAGAGGCGCAGAAGAACGAGGCTGCTACAGGTAAGGTAATTCTTGCTGGTTCAACAGCAATTACTACTGGTGAAGCTGTTGAGAAGGCTCTTTACGCAATGTACCGCCAGTGTCCTAAGAAGCTCCGTAAGAACAAGAAGCTGAAGTTCGTTATGGGCTGGGAGCTTTGGGATTTGTATGACGCATACCTTTCAAGTAAGGATGTGAAGTACACAGAGAACGCAGATGTAAACAAGTATCGCTTTAAGGGAAAGGAAATCAAGGTTATTGATGGAATCCCAGAGCAAACAATCGCTCTTGGCAAGTTCACTCGTGATATGGACTCTTGCCTCTGGATGGGTGTAGACTACGCTACTGACCAGGAATCAGTTAAGGTGGAAAAACTCCAGGCAAACAGTGAGCTGTACTTCTTCCAGATGCGTATGAAGGTCGATGTGAACATCGTGCTTCCTTCAGAGATTGTTCTCTGGACTACTTACAAGTACACTGAGTAATCTAACAATTCAGAAAACTCAATATAATTCTGGGGAGTGGAGTCGATTTACTCCATTCCCCTTTTTAGATTTCAATCATTATGGCAAAGAAAATTAAAACGGAAGATGCTGCACCTGTAGAGGAAGGTCTGGACGTAATGACAGGCGAGAATACAGAAGCAAACGCAAGTGAAGGCGAAAACACCAACACACAGTCAGAAAACACTCCAGAAGCTCCAGCTGAGGTAAAGAAACCACGAGCATCAAAGAAAACAAGTGAGGGCAAGGCAACTACAGCCCAGTCAGAGGATATTCCAGAGGATGTTAAAGCTATTTTGAAATGTTTCCCTAACGAGGAAGAGCTTTATGTTTCAAAATATGGCGGCACATTCCCAAAAGACTCTGAACCTTTTGTAAGGGGTAATGCTATTCTTTACAGAAATCCGTTCTACAAATAATAATAAAAATCAATAATGGCTTTAGGTGGCGTATTTATGACCGACACCGATGGTAATATTGGAAAGGAAATTTCCAACCTTACCGAAAAGGTTTGTGGTCTTGTATTTGACATTTCAGCTCAGACAGATATTTGGACTAAAGGCGCAGGAGTTAAGCTCGCAGCTGCCTTGAAGGACACTGTGGTTGAGCTTAATAGAATTGAAGATGCCGAAGAGCTTGGTCTTGCAGCCTACACTGGTGAGAAAGATGAAGATACAAATAGCAAGGATTTTCTTGCTGGCATCCCTTACTACCACATTAAGCATTTCTTCAAAGGTTGCAATAACTCAGGCAGACTGTTTATTTCCTTTGCGGATTGTTCGAGCAATTGGAACGCCCTCGTAGACATGCAGAAGGCGGCTCATGGTACAATCAACCAGTTTGGTGTATGGACAGAACAGCGTCTATGGAAGCAGACAGACGCATCGGCAGAAACATACAGCATCCAGATTGTGAGTGACTTGCAGTCTATGACCAAGCAGCTTGCAGATAGTTACAATGCACCTTGCGTTGTTTTGCTTAATGCAAACACATCTAAGGTAGCGACAACCAGTGGTGATTCAACTAAGGTTGTATTCAGCAAGATTCCTACTTGTGTTGTTGGCGCACGTTATGTAAGTGTATTACTTGGACAGGGGCTTGATACTGATGTCACAAAGATGCAGTGCGCTTTGGAATCAACAACCCCAGTGGGCAATGTTGGCGCAGCACTTGGTGAGCTTACTCAGTGTAGTGTTGGCGAGTCTATGGGTTGGGTACAACGCCACGATCTTATTGGTTACTTCCCAGACATCGAGTTTGGCTTTGGTGATTCTGAAGTTGAGAATGGTGCGTTGAAGAACTCAACCAAGTATTCTTCATTGAGCCAGCAGCAGCTTGACACGCTTGATAATCTCGGTTATGTGTTCTTGATGCGATATACTGGACTTGAAGGACATGTATATTTCTCTGGAGATAAGACTTGCTCTGATGGTGATTATTGTACAATCGCTCGTAACCGCACAATCAACAAGTCAAGACGTTCTGTGCGTACAGCATTGCTTCCTTATGTAAACTCGCCTATCAAGGTGAATCGTAGTAACGGACAGCTGTCGGCAGCGCAGATTACAGTGTTTACCAATTTGATTTCTGACATCCTTACAGCAATGACGGATGCAGAGGAGATTTCTGGCATGGGTAAGATTACCATTCCAGCAACTCAGAACATCTTGAAGAATGACAAACTTGTTATTCAGTACACTATCGTGCCTCTCGGTTGCGCCAAGACCATTGAAGTTACTGAAGGACTTGTATTATCCGCTTCTTAATGGCAACAATAGTAAATAACGTAGCCTATTCTTGGGCACAGATTGAGCTTACAGCTCCAGCTTTGACAGGTTCAAGTGATGCTAACCCTACTATTTTGCAGGGTGTTTCAGCAATCAAGTGGAATATTAAGCGTAATATGAAGACCAATTACGGTCTTGGTGGCGAGCCTGTTAATCGTGGTTTTGGCAACCGTGAGTATACAGCATCTATCACAATGGACTACAACACCCAGGTTCAGCTTCGAGCCTTGCAAGGTTCTCTTATGGCACTTGGTGAGTTTGACCTCATCGTAACATTTGCCAATGAAATGGGTACAGATGACTGGACAGAGGAAACCGTAACTCTAAAGGGCTGTCTCTTCAATGAGGATGGTATGGAAGCAGAGCAGGACGCTACCAACATCACTAAGGAATTTGACCTTAATCCATTCAAGATTATTTGCAGTACAAGTGCATAATGGTTGAATAAAGTTTTATGTAAAGGGGAAGGATAGAAAATATCTTTCCCCTTTTTCAAACCCTACACTTCCAACCATGCTATTCTCATATAGATAATTCAAAACTTTAATTAAATCATTATGGCAAAAGAAGTAATGGAAATTTTTGACGAGAACGGCAACCTTACGCCTGTACTTCAGAAGGAAGTTGATAAGAAAGCCGCAGAAATCAAGGAAGAGCAGAAGCTCAAAGTAGTGTTCCCTCTGGTAGTTGAGGGCCAGGAGTTCGATGAGAAAGGAGTCTACATTGGCTATTTCAGACAGCCTTCGTTTAAGGCGTTCTCCAAGTATCTTACCGCTTCACAGAGTAACCAGGCACTCGCTATGCGAACACTTGCCACAGACTGTTTCGTTGGTGGTGACAAGGAATTGATTGACGATGATTCGTTGTTCTTGTTCGGTTTGATGGGTCAGCTTGGCCAGATCATCCAGATGCGTAACGGCACTCTTGTAAATTTATCAAAGCCTGGGAAGTAAAAGATGACGAGTATTTGCGTCATAAACTTATCTACATAAGGCATTATTTCCCAGGAATAGATATAGAATCTCTAAGCGATGAGGATTTTGCTATTATAGCCAATGATGCAGAATGGCTTGATGAACACCAGATTAAGGTGAATCAAGTAAAGACGCTTGGACTTCTTGCATAGGTTTTTGTACTCCCTACTTTCATTAAGTTGAAGGTAGGGATTTTTGCTTATAGTGACCTATGTATTTCTTGGAAATCCTATTCTTGTAAAAATAAACATGATATATAATGGCTCAGAATTTCACTGTAAATTATGACATAAATGTATTGTCACAAGATGCGGTTACTGCCATCAATAGCTTTACACAAGCAACGAAAAAGCTTGACCAAGCGATGCGTCCGTTCCGAAAGCTCAATACATCTATCAGTAATCTGCAAAATAATCTGACGAAGCTCAATGCCAAGACATATACCGTAAAGTTAGATACAAACAAGGCGGTGAATAATGTTGATAAACTGATAGGAAGACTTCGTAGATTGAAAGCAGAAGCAAAAGGTACTGGAATCAATTTAGGTTCCATCAATACCGCTGGTGGTGTAGCTGCTGGTAGTACGAGTAGTCGTAGCACTGGAGGCAAACGAGTAACAGCTGTCGCTGGCAAGACATCGACCTCCAGCAGCATTATATCCAGAAATATGCCGAAGAACTTGGGTTATAAGTTACTTGGCCCGACACCTCTGGATACTGGTGGTATTATGGCTGTAGACATGCTTAAAGGCATGGGTATCGCTTATGGCATTGCTGGTCTTGGCTCACTCATAAGTAACTCTGTGAAGGATTATACAGAGTATAATAATATTATGAAGACAGCAGAGAATATCCTTGGTGCGCATGATAAGCGTGCTGATTTCAAGGAGCGATTCGCTGCTATGGAGCGACAGGTTCGTAATGTTGGTGTACAGACTAAGTTCACAGCACCACAAGTAGCCGATGCCTCTAAGTTCTTGGCAATGGCTGGTTTTGATGTAGACGCAATTAACAAATCAATTGCGCCTATAGCAGATATTGCTCTTGTTGGCGATACCGACCTTGGTGAGACAGCAGATGTTGTAACAAACATTATGACAGGTTACAATATCTCCCCAGAAAAGGTACGCAAAGCAGCTGATATTATGACGATGACTTTCACAAAGTCAAATACGACATTGATGGAGATTGCAGAGGCGTATAAGTATTCTGCTTCATTGTTGTCGGCTGGTGATGTTCCGTTTGAGGAAGCTACTGCTGCAATGGGTATTCTTGGCAACGCTGGTATCAAAGGCTCCCAGGCTGGTACAACAATGCGTACTATCATGGCAAATATTGTAAATCCGACAAAGAAACAGGCAGCAGCATGGAAGCGCATTGGTGTAAGCCGTACAGACAAGAACGGCAATATGCGTGATGTTGTTGACATCTTTGAAGATTTGAACAAGAAGGATTTGTCGCTGTCGGATTTCTATCAGATATTCCATAAAACCGCAGCGCAAGGTGCTGTATCATTGGCTAACGATGTAGAGGGCTGGAATGACATCATTAAGGCTAACTTTATGTCTGAAGGTCTTGCAAAGCAGCTTGCTGATGAAAAGAAAAATACTATTCAAGGTCTATGGGCGCAGCTTACATCTATGTTTACAGAAGACGGTATTGAAGCGTTTGATGAGATACAGCAGCCGATAAAGAATTTCTTGCAAAGCATTACAAGCTGGTTAAAGACAGATGAAGCTAAAAACTTCATAAAGCAAACCGCAAAAGATTTGATGGATTTTGCGAAAATGATTTATGAAGTTACGAAGCAGTTGTTGTCTTTTTACGAGCAGTTCAGACCCATAATTAAGACTTTTGTAGAGTTTCAGTTGAAGATGTGGCCTATATTATCTTTGATGCGAGTATTTAAGGCTGCATTTTTAGGTGTTTCTGGTATTGTTAAGTTTTCTGGTCAGATATTTTTGTTGACAGGTAGGATTGTGGCTTTGGCTTCTGCAATTAAATCTGTTGGCATGTTGAGCTTTGCCAAAAACTTAGTTGGCGGTGGATTTGGTCTTGGTCAATTTTTGGGGAATAGCTATAATACTGGACGTTTTGGAGAAAAATTTGCAGCAGCAAGACCTGATGTGCAAGAACGCTATTTAAGAATGTACGGAGGAGTTGCGCCTGTGCGAAATACAAGTACATTTATCTCTGGCGGTGGAGCAAGTGGAATCCTTTTACCAGCTGTCGGAGGTATTATGGGAGGCTTTGCTGGAAATGAAATCGGCAAAGCTATTGGTGGCGAAGACTCTCTTTGGGGTACAGTTGGTGCTGGAATTGGCAGCATCGGTATGATGGCAGGACTTTTGGCTGGTGGCCCAGTAGGTTGGGGCGTTGCTGGTGCAATCGCTGTTGGTGGCGCAATCGCCTATATGGTCAATTTGCATAATGCTGCAAATGCTGCACATGAAGCTATAACTAAATGTCTTGGCTCATTAACAGATGAGAATGGTATGCTTAGTGGAGACCACTATACAACAACAGAAAGGTATCTTAATCTGATTAATAATAAAGAATTGAGTATCAATGACATTATTAAAGAGAGAATCAGACTTCGTAATGAAGAATTAGGTCTTTCGACAGGCAATAATAAAGACACAGCTAATTGGGATGGTAAAGTTTATGATGAATGGGCTGCAAAATTTGATGCACGAGACACTTGGTATGGCTCTGGTAATATGGCAAAAGATGCCATATCTGCTGTGAATCAAATTGGACTAAATGCACTCAAAATAACAGGCATCAATCATTTCAACCATCCAGATGGCAGAGCTTTTTATAATGGTGCTGATGATAATTACTATTGGGTGGATTTGCAAGGTCATACAAACCGATTAACAAATCCGTCTGGCGGTAATGACCAAAAAGATGTTATGGCTGCTATGTCTGCCTTGTATTTGGAAGGCGTTAAAGGAGCGCAAGGTGCAATGGCAATACAGCAGATTCAAAACAGTCTGTATGCAGCTATGATGCACGGCACACGCAAGGACTTTAATAAAATAAAGAATGATTGGCAAAGTAACTACGGCACCATAACAGCATCGCCAAGTACATATCCAGATGTATTTAGCTTGGATATGAATGATATGAAAACATGGTCGGCAGCAGATAAAGTTAATACATACGCTTACCAGCAAGGTTTGTATGACCGTATGAATGGATTATATGGTGCAAATGCAGACTTATGGAAGAATGTTGATGCTTATTTTAATGCTATTGACAACAAGACATTAACAGAAGATATTGTAGTAAAATTCATTTCATCTGTAAATGCAGAACTTGGTTCATGGCTTACTGGTTATACAGAGAAGACTGCTGTAGATTGGGCAAAAGCGTTAGGCTTTGACAATGGAAAGTGGCAGTCAACCACACAAGCAGAACAAGCAAAAGAAAAGTTGGAAAGTCTTGTGAAAGTAATTGATGCACTTGGTTTGCCAGCGCAAGATGCAGCAACTAATTTACTGTCATTAGCCACACAGTTAAATACATTTGCAGGCGGTTTTATTTTTAATGCCAATAACGGACATCCAGAATATAACGCTGCAAAAAATGGTGAAAAGAAGACTGTGAATGGCGTTACATATCAGTATAATTCATCTACAGGCATGTGGAACCCTGTAAGCGGTTCTGGATGGAGCGTAATGTTGCCGATGGACAATAGCACAATGCAAGGTACTGTTAGAAATCAAAAGAAGGAAGGCACAGGTGGTCGTAGAGGCAACGGTTCAATCACTCCAGCAAAACACAATACGAATGGCGCAAGCCAGGCTGATTATAAGCAGCATTATAACAATCAGACAGCAGCACCTAAACAGGTGATTGTAAAGATTGAGAATCTGATGAATGTGAAGTCAATAGATTTGAGCAAGAAGGATAATAGAGAAGTAATTGATAACGTCAAGCAGCAGCTTACACAGGCACTTGTTGACGTAGTACATGATTTTGATGAAACTTGGCATGGATAAACAATGTCGTTCATAGGAGATATATGGGGTAACGTGAAATTTAATGCTGGTAAGGCTGCTGCTAATGCAGCCTCCAGCGTTTCATGGGCTTATACACATTCCCCAGCGCAAGAAGTGATTTATAGAAACAATCGAGCATACAAGTCTGTTCTTGTTCATGTGGCAAAACAACTTGCTATGTCTGAGATTGAGGGGCAGATAAACAAACTGTTCCCGAAGTATCAAAGGTATCTGGAGAAAACATTGCGTAAGACTGTATTGGAGCAGCAAAAGTCCAATCAGATACAACTTATAAAAAATCGTGAGACCCAGATGGAAGAATGGGGGCGAATTTCAGCACAAGGTGGTCATGCCATTATTGCCAAAGACAAGTATGGCAATGCCGTTCCAGAATCTCTCATGTTATTTTATGATGGTGATACAGATATACTTGTTGAAGATGTTAAAATTGTTGGCGATAAACAAGTAAAGGACAGTTACACAACAAAAACCATTTGTTTTATTGACATCAATCCAGATGTTGCTATTCAAAGCTCAAAGAATATAGTTATGACTACCGTACAAGGTCGTGATTATACTCGTAAAGAGTTGGTGTCTGGGGGTGACTTGAACTTTACGGTTACTGGTGAGATTGTCAGCAATGAGGAAGGAGTATATCCAGAAAATGATGTTAAGAAGTTTATCCAGATTATGCAATATGGCGGTGTTGTAAATGTTAATCACTTCCAATTCAAGCAGTTTAATGTGGATAAGATTATCATTAAGGATTTCAATATGCAAAATCAAGAGTTCAAGAACATCCAGCCATATACATTTACTTGTGTTGCTGTTGAACCAGATGAAGATGTTGTAGTGAAGTCAGATACTATCGCTGTCATTAATCGTGAGATAGAAGTAAGCCCAATGAGCAAGTGGTATAAATTGATTTTGAATAATAAGTATGCTGAGATTGTTGCAAATGCAGCAGCATCTGCTGTAAGCTCTACGGTAAATGCTGGCGTAGATGCGGCAGGAAACGGTCTTGATAAACTCGTAGATAAGATATAATGGCAGCAGTAAAAGGACAGCCGAGCTTTCATATCCTCATTTCTCTTATAGAGATTTGGGATATGAAAGACCCGAAGAAACCAATGGCAGAACCAGAAAGCCCATTGCGCATAACTGAGGTAGAAAGCATCCAGATAGATGATTCGTATCGAAAGTTGATAGGCACAGCATCGGTAAAATTTCCTCGTGGCACGGTCATTAAAAAGACCATCACCACTTTGAATGAACAAGAAAATGCCAATAAGGTGTCGGCAACTGTTGATGATGCTGGAGTATTGATAACCACCAGAACCGACTCAAAGGTCGCTTCTGTTGCAGATTTCAAGGTAGGTCAGAGAATACGGATTTACTTGGGATATACAGAAGACCCAACGATTGCAGCTCTCACAAAGCTTGATGCAAACAAGAAGTCTATATTCAATGACAGCGACAAATTGAAAAAGTATAAGGAGAAATTGAAAATTATGTTTGAAGGCTATATTACAAAATGTAGCATTGATACTCCTATTGAAATACAATGTGAGAATCTTGCCAGCGGCTTAAAAAAAATAACATGTCCAAAGGTTACAGCAAAGAAAAACATGACAGTAAATGACTTCTTAGCCGATAACGGAAAATATAAGTTACTTAAAAACAGTGGCTTGTCATTACATCCAGAAACTAAGTCATGTGAAATCAATATAGGAAAGGTAAATTTGACCAGTGATTTGACTGTAGCGGATGTGTTGACTGAATGGAGTAAGTATAAGGTGTTTACTTTTGTTAAATTTAACGGAGATACGCCATACATCGCTGTTGGACGCTCTTATTTTTCCAATCCTGGCAAGGATTCTGTGCTGAATTATAGCGACAATAAATCAGATATTCCAGAAATCCTTTTTGATTATCATGTTGCCAATAATGGTTTGACATTGATGAACACAGATAAGGATTTTTTGGCTGTTGAGGCTACAGGATTGGATAAGGATGATAAATTCTACCATATTACCATTCGCAAGAATCCAGATTATAATTCAAGTAAGAAAGGCTCTAAGAAATGGCAAGTGATGAACGAAACAAAGTTGTCAAAAAAAGCCATGAAGTTAGGCGCAACTCCTCTTACAAAATCGAAAGATAGAGTAGATTTAAGTAAATATACAGTAATTCCTTATATGTCACGCAAAATAGGTATTACCAAGGAAGCATTGTTGCAAGAAGCAATCAAATATTTTGAGAGCTATAATATGAACGGTATTGATGGACAGCTAACATTATTTGGTGACTTGAACTTGAAGACAGCTCAAAAAGTTCAGCTTACAGACAAACGCCATCCAGCCAAAAACGGCTATTATTTAGTAGATGAGATTTCGACAACTTTTGGTACTGGTGGTTATCGTCAGACGATAAAGTTGCCATATTGCATTGCAAAAATAAAGTCTGAAGATAAGAATGACAAGAAAACTACATAGTGATTTGAGTCAGAACCAGACTATTCGTGAGGCTATCCGAAAGATAGCCTTGCGTGGTTTGGTAGACCCAAGCACAAATACGGTTCACGATACAGGTAGAGTCACAGGATATGTCTGTAAGATTCATTCTGATGAAAGCGATGAGCTGTTTGGTACGGTAGACGTTCAAGAATACCCTACTATGGCATTTGAAACAACAGATGATATGCCAGTAGGTTTACATGAAGGTGTATTGCTAAGTGCTATGCAAAACAATATGAATGGAATGGTTATTATTCCTAAGCTGTATTCTGAAGTCACCATAGTGACCGATCCTGCAAGTCATACAGAGTATGTTTCCATGTTTTCCCATGTAGACATCATCCAGCTCGATTCACATGACACTATCACAGTAGGCGTGAAAGAACGAGAACCGTTTAACGAAAGCGATGAAGACTCTCCAGATGTCAACGAATTGGAGGAGACAGGTGTGTATTCTCAAACAACATACAAGAAGAATTCTATCGTGACCCAAGTTCAAGATAAAGATGATAAAAATAAGTCATCATTATCTATGGATGGCAATCAAATATACGCAGCTGTTGGCGATGCAGAGAGCGAATATATCCAGAACCATGATAAGATAAGGGCAGCACACGATAAAGCAGAGCTGGAACTGAATGGCAGTGAAAGCACTATGAAATTTGGAGGTTCTAAAGTAAAGGTGGAAGATGGAACGGTTTATTTGGGCAGTGATAGTGGAACTGATGATGCAGTGCTTGGCGGTCAATTAGCAGACATATTGATGGATATTGTTGGCTATATCAGTCAGATAAAGACAACCACACAACTTGGCCCACAACCACCTCTGAATATGGCACAGTTCATAGCTTTGAAATCAAAGATTAATTCGTTCAAGTCTTCGCATAGCGGATTCTTAACCAAGAAAGTACAAGTACAGAAATAATGGCAGAAGCAAAGTTAAATTTCAATGAAGAGAGTCTGGATAAGAAGTCCAGCTTATATGATTTGTACAGTCGCTTCTTCCAGGGCATGACTGAAGCGAATAAAGTAGATGCACCAGATTATACGGAAAATCCACCTTTGAATGAAGATGGCTCTATAAATAATGAAAAAATAGCGGAAGGACTTGCTGAATACTCGCAGATATTAATGAAAAACTCTGCTTACATGATGGCAAATGCCATTATTTCGACAGTAAGCAGTGGCGGTTCTGGAGGCGAAGGGGGCGGTGGTCTTGGCTATATCTCACGTTCTGGTGATTCTATGACAGGTATGCTTGGGGCATTATATGGCTTCCAGGCAGGATATGACAATAAGATGATTTTCGATGTTGCAGTAGATGCGAGCAACAAGAAAGTTGCTCATGTCTATGGAAATCTTATTGTTGATGAAGATGAGACCATTACTGGAAAGCTTATACTGTCGGATGCTGGTTTGTATTTTGGGAAAAACCAGACTATATGGATTGCAGATAACAAGCTAAATTTTGCATATCAGAATATCCAATTTGCTGGTGAGGTTAGTATTGATGGTTCGCTATCAATTGGTGACTTTAAGATAACGCAGAATGGTATATCTATGGGTGAGAATGAGTTTTACCATAGCGGTAACTGCAACAACAAGGACACTGATTGGACGATGAAAAATGCTCATGTGTATGGAGACCTCATTGTTGAAGGTTCGTATGAGCAAAAAGGTGGTCTGAAAGCTTTGTATGGTTTTGAGTTAGGCGAATATGGCAAGAGGATGTTATATTCTGTCAAGGATGACGCTAATAAAGAAACTGGTCATGTAGCATTGATTTCAGACCTTGTAATAGCCCCGACATGTGGCATTAAGTTAGGAGAATCGTATATCATCAAGGTGAGAGGCGGTGAGAATAGCAATATCATATCCATTGCATCGCCAGGCAAAGTAATGAACCTTGGAGATAGTGATGGAGAAGTAAAAACCACACGAATATCACTTCAGACAGAGATTTGGGACTACAATAGTTCATATAGGATTATCAGTCAGTATGGCGATGGACATTTTAGAAACTCATTGGAGGCTGGGTGCAGCGCATCTGGCGATACAGTATTGAGAACGTACCATAATTCCGATGTGGAATGTGGCGTAGCTTTTTATAAGAAGGTTCGTTTCGGCAAACTTGAAACTGCCCCCAATATGTATGCAGATGACACCAACACCATATTATATGGCTCGTTACCATATATAAGAGTGTTGAATGATGTGCCAAAAACAGAGCATATCCCATTCAGTTTTCGATACATTCAGACAGAATCGCTGTTTAAGAATCAAAGCTCAGAATGGTCAGCTACGTTGGAGCTTGACACAGAAGCAGAGTTCTTTAGATTGTCAAAGCCTGTAGAATCTTCCGCTTTCTCAATCTCCAGTGAAAAATACAAGACACGGCTTGCTGAAAATGTGCTGTATTTTGCTGATGCAGTTTATCTGGAAGGTGTTACAGATGGCATAAAACATCAAGGAAATGCTTATTTCACAGGCGCATTAAGCTCCCAGAGATTTGCAAGCGGTTTCGCTGGATATGGTTGGGCTGTAATGAACAGCAAGTTATATGGTGGCTATGCTGCAACGTTTGATGAGTTGACTGTGCGTAAGAAGATGCGCATATATGAACTGGAAGTCCAGAAAATATCGGTTACAAATGGCTCTCTATGGGTAAGTGATGCTTGTTCTGGAGACCTCGTAGAAGAAGTTTTATAAATGGCTTTATTCAATTATAAGAAATACAAGGTATCGTTGCGTCACGATACTAAGAAGACGCAAGGCTTGAAAACTGGTGATATAGTAAGGCGGCAATATTTTGATGGTAAAAATCTCATATACTCTTTGATGTGTGTATTAACATACGGAAAGGAAACTGTTGTTGATGAGGAAACGCAAGAGATAGTAGAGCGAGATTATTTTATTGGAGCCTTACTGGAAGGTGATGCGCCATCCAGTGACCAATTACTTGACTTCGCCAGAATAACCAATCTGTTTGATGAAGAACGTTCAGGAGCATTGTATCTGACAGCTTCTGATCAAGAGTCTCCATATATGGACGTTATTGATGGAATTGGCAGAAATCAGAGTTTGTGTTGGCCAGAAGACGTAAGCGCAGACTATGAAGACCCAAAATCTCAGTATGTTATAATCAATAAAGGCAAGGCGTATGGCGAGTACAAAGAGACGCAACAAGATAACAATCGTGTCTTGAAGTTAGGCGTATCTGTTACAGAAGACAATATTCCAATCGGTATTTCCCAGGATTTTTATGAATATGTTGCAAACCCAAATCGTGTTGTAATATCATATAAAATCAAAGGAAGTAGTGAGCAAACATGGAAAGCATCGTTGGGTTATACTAATGGTGAACATACAGATGCTGAGTTTGATGTACCAGTAACGACAGAATGGCAATATAAGCTCCATTTGGTCACGATAGATTGGTCTGGCAGACATTTACGCACATTTAAGCTACAGCGTTATTGCAACCACGAGGATAGCGTTGAAATTGCCGACTTCAATATTATATTGCTCTCCAGTCTAACCAATTTTAATGATGCAAGCCAAATTCGTGTCGGTAAGCTGTCTGGGTTGGTAGACCCTGTATTCGGACAACTTGATAGCTATGGCGGCTATTTCCAGAAACTTTTCGCTTCTGGCTCTGCCCATGTATCTGGCACACTGACAGCTGGTGATGAGAATGGATTTGCAGCAACATTCTACGCTGGAAAGATACATCGCAATGCGTTTTTGAACTCGTTGGATGTCAATTTTACGTCTGGAATTGACATAAATAAAGATGTCACAGCACCATGTGGTGTCGGTAAAGTGTATTCATTTTCCAATGAAGTTGAGATACATGCACAGGAAGCAAGTTGGTTGAAAGAGCATATCGGTAAGGTGTATTGTCTTTCATTCTGGCTATATGCAAAGAAAGCATGTCAGATTTCAGTCTTGCAGAACGGTCATGTTGTCGGCACTTTTCGATTCTCTTCCAATCAATGTCTTGTTTGGGAAAGGAAAAGCGTAACCTTTGAACTTTATGGAGGAGCTGATGATAATACACCATTGCTTATATCTCTTGTGCCAACCTTTGAAGGCGATGAAGATGTAACAGAAGAGCTTGTTTATCTGTCAGCACCACAATTGGAGGAAGGCAAGACGGTTACACAATACCAACCGACAGATGAAGTAGTTAAATTCAGTGAAGATTATGGCGCATGGTTTAGCCGTGGTGGTATTGGTGGCACAATTCAAAACCCATTACTTCAATTAAATTTTGATGGAGCTGGAAGTATCGGTACACGCACGAAGTCATTCTTATTGAGAGTTGATGGCTCTGGTTATCTCGCAAATATGAATATTGAATGGGATAGCGATGGTAAGGTTACTTTTGGCGAGAACGTAACATTGAACTGGTCTAATTTGGATTCAACCGTCCGTAAAGAGATTTCCAGCAAGTCTATCAAAATCAACGGAGCAGATACATTCACTATGATGGGTGATGAATCTTCTTCAGCTACAGAGTTTTATCCCAAGACAATAACACTTAATATCGAAGAAGAAAATATCACATCAACGTCCAGCCAACGTCAATGGTACTACTTAAAAGACAATGAATGGATTAAGATAAAATCTGCAAATGCAAAGCAGTATGTGGTCTATCCAGATTCGTCTATGTGGAATGATGGTAGTGTGCTAACATTAAAATGTGCAGTAACAATAGGCGCAAATACATATAGCGACACTTTTACTATTCGCAAGCAGCATATTGTCGGCTATACAGTGGAAGTGACTTCCAACCAAGGTAAGTCATTCAAGAATGGCAGTTGCTCAACTATACTCCATGCAGATGTATACTATCAAGGTAAACTGGTTGATCCTCAGTATGTCAAAGATAATTTTACATTTGTCTGGAAGAAATTTCATTTGCCAGATGTAAAGAATGAAGTTGATGGTTGGTGGAATGAGCAACAGGATGCTAATGGTAACATTCTCCAAGCAGCAATTGACAGAACACAACAAGAAATAGTGTTGGGATATAAGATAACAGGTAGCGACCTGTTTGTGTGTGAATTACAGAACGGAAGTTCAGTATTCCCATATACATTCCCTGTTATTCTTGCTTAATATTTATCTCCATCCAGACAAATTGCTGGGTGGAGATAAAATAATTGAGATTTTCTACCCTTTGCCAATGGTGAGAATCACTATTCATCTATACAGTGAACAAAAATCTCAATAAAAATTATGGCAACAGACATTTCAAAACTGCTTAACAAGCAGCCAAATTCCAGCCAGCAAGCAGCAACGGAGACCGTTCCAGCCAACGAGAAGGTTACTTCTGATGAATGGAATACCTTAGTGCAAGCTGTGCAGGAGAATCAAGCCAGCGTTAAAGTGGTGAAGATGGGAACCAATGAGTACAAGCCTGTTGATGGTGTTGTGACTTTGCCTTATACAGCCGAAGGTTCTGAAGTCAGTTTGAAAACAACTGACGATTTGAAATATATGGTAAGTATTACTGGCAAAGCCACATTACACTTATTGTATACCAGTACATCGGCTGGTTATGATACAGGTAATAGCGGTGTGCTTTATATCCAGACCTATGCAAATGGCCAGTGGACTACGCAAGGCACAATGGCGATGGCTTCCAAGAATATCGCAGCTGACTATGATGAAATTGATATTACCAGTTATTTATCAACTGGTAGTAATCGTGTGCGTGTATACGTTTATGATGAAGGGTTCGGCACTCAATCAAATCCTATAATCTTTGAATCAATTGTACTTACTACATTAAGAGTAGAGTTGGCTTCAGAGTATTACCACCCTGTAACCACAGACTACCTCCAGCCATCTTATTATATATATGGTGCTGGCGTGAAGAAAACGTTGCATTTGAAGGTAAGTGGTAAAACCGCTGATGGTCAAGACGGATTCAGAGAGATAGCTTACTCTATAGGCACAAACACTTACACAACTTCTGCATATACAGGAGCGGCAATTAATGACACCAGCTCTCAAACTGTCAAGATTATCAATCATGGTGTCCATACGGTTGAGGCGTGGGTGACATGCGTAGATGGTTCTGGAAAGGAACTTGAATCAGAGCATATTGTCAATTCGTTTATGCTTGTTGTAAATGAAGATGATACAACTCCTTACTTGCTTGTTCAGAACCTAAAGACAAAGGTTGTGAATTATGAGCAGATTGTATTGTTCGACTATGCTGTTTATAATCCGAATAGTGAAGCTATGAGTATTGCCATTGTTATGAGTGATTATGACAATGTAATGGAGTATTTGCGATTGGAGAGCGAAACAATGCCAAATACGCCTAATTCTGTAGAAACAACAGTTGAGGTGGAGAATGATTCCGATGACATTCTTTATTCTTATTTACATATTTACAGAGTTGTTGGTGGCAAAGAATATAATTTCTTGAAGGAATCGACAGGAGCAGAATCTGAAATCATAACCGTTGATAATACAGAGAAATTTAGCCCTACAAGTGGTGCTGATTTCTTCTTGAATCCAAAAGTAAGAAACAATAGCGAGCCAAATCCTGCCAGAATCTTAAATGCTGCAAAAGGCAATGTTGAATTGTCTGGAGCTAAATTTGAGAATTTTGGATTTGTAAATGACGGATGGATTAAAGCTGAAGACAAGCAAAGCGTTCTTCGTGTATTGGCAGGGCAAAAGGTAACGATACCTTATGAGCCTTGGGAGAATTTTAAGAGCAATACAGCATCAAGCATGACATTGGAGCTTGATTTCAAGATTCGTAATGTAACCAACGAGTCAGACCCTATCATCCAATGCTGCTCGATCATCCAGGCAACAGGTAATCCGCTTGGATTGTTAATGCGTCCGCTTGATGGCTATATCAACACCGTTACTCAGTCAACTGAGGCAGACCAGAACTTTGGTTGGATGGAAAATGTACGCACTCACATTGCTATTAATGTAGTTCATGCCTTACGTTCTTCTTCTACCAATTCAACAACAGTATCTCTTGTGCGTGTGTTTATCAATGGCGTTCTGAACAGAGAGTTTCCATTTGATACAGCAACAGCAAACGAATTTATTTCATCTATGGGACATGGTGGAATTAGAATCGGACAAGACGATGCGGATGTGGACATTTATTCAATCAGATGCTATCAGAAAGCTTTGTCTTCTGATGATTGTATGCAAGACTATAGTAGTACATTGCCTACATCTGAAGATAAAATTGCTTTCCGTAACGCTAATGCTATTGTACAAAACGGTGAGATAAATTATGCGCTTGCCAAGGAAAAATACAACGTACTTGTGTGGCACGGCTATGAGACATATCGTTTTGCAACAAATAATCAGACAGGATGGTTGGAAATATCCTTGCTGAATGAAGATGGCACACCAGACAATGCGCATAGCGGAACTATTGGCAAAAAATACGGTAAGCTTCCAGACAAAGGACAAGGCTCTACTGCTAAGACCTACTATTGGTGGAATCAGCAGTGGGACATAAACAAGATGAAAGGTGATGATGGCAATTCGATTACTGATGACGGTTGGATAGACGGTAATGGTGATGAAAGAGGCAATGCCTATCAGCTTACCGATGATGTTCCAGCTGCCACTAAATTGGTATTGAAAATCAATTATGCTTCATCTATGCAGAGCCATAAACAAGGTGCAACAGAGCTTTACAACTTGCTTCATACAGCGATTGTTGGTCAAAATTCCATGCAAAAGGCGAATCCGAAAGCAAGAGTTGCCGTATTGGAGCGTCCTGTGCTTTACTTCATCCAGACTCCAGATGATTCAGAGCCTGTATTCCACGGTTTAGGTACATTCGGGCCTGGTAAGATGGATAAGAAGACATGGGGATATTCGTCTGATAAGTTCCCAGACTTCGCCATGATGGAAGGCTCAGACAACAATAAGCCTTTGACGGATATGCGTGTTCCTTGGGACGATAAGGTGATATATAATGCTGATGAAGAGTATTTTGAATATGTTGGCGATGGCAATATAGACTTTGACGCTGGTCTTACATACAAAGCATCGGATGATGAGGGACATGTAAAAGGACAGCCATTAGATACGATTACCGACTACTATAAGACTGCATGGAACTGGTTGTTCATGCACAATCCACGCATTAAGCCATATACAGATGGCAACTTTTCCACTTTCCAGGATGACACTACGGTTGACACTTCTTATCAATACTGGATGACACAAGCTGGAGGTGGTGCATCATTATATGATGTGGTACGTTATGATTTTGTTGATAAGAAATGGGTTCCAGCTGGTCTGCCAGACTCATCTAATCCAAGCGGATATGCAACAAAAAACTTAAAGACGTTGTATAATAGTGCCATTAGCAATATAGCTACAGGCGCATGGTCAGAGCTTAATACTGCATTTATCTCTGCTATAGTGGCAGAAGCGAGAGAAGAAATCGGTGATTACTTCAATAAGAAATCATTGCAGTTCCATTACTGCTTTGTAAATTTTTTGATAGCTGGAACGGACAACTGCTCTAAGAATACATATTATGCCCTTGATCCGATTACGCACTTGATAGAACTGCATCAAGACGATTTGGACACTATCTTCAAAACGGACAACTCTGGCTATCAGATTAAGCCGTATTATATAGACCGCTTGCATCCGTATTCAGATGAAGGCGAATTACTCTATACAGAAGGTGGTGGTAACGTACTCTTTAATCTGATTGAATTGATGTGGGAAGGTGGTAATAACGAATTGGCTAATATGATGAACACCATTTTGAATGAAATGGCTGGATTGATTACCGCAGAAGACCAGAAAAAAGGTATTGAAAAGTCACCTTGGGGCTGTATACAAAAGTACTTCTTCTCTATTCAAGAGTACTTCCCAGCTGTAGCGTTTAATGAGACAGCTCGTATTCGTTATGAGTACCCGACTATGCTGGAATATGTCAGTGACCGTAATGTGAAGCCTATCTCTCAGTCATTGGGAGACCAGTTGCAAGCTGAAAAGCAATACATGAAACGTAGACTTGTGTATGCTTCTTCGTATGCTGCTTATGGTGAGTTTGCCTTGAATGGCGGTAATGGCTTTGGATTCAATACTTATCCAAGAATAGACGGAAGCGCACCAACAGCAATATTGGATGTGACACCCCACCAGTATCTTTACCCGACAGCACGAGTTGGTCAGACTTTGCGCAACCCTCATGTTAGAGTGAAGCCGTTTGAGACTTATCATTTTGTCATTGACAATAGTGGCAATTTGGGAGATACAGTATGTGGATTGAAAGGCGGTAACTATTATCGTTCATTTGGTAATATTGGTGACTTATCTGTGAAGCCGACTAATGACTTCTCATTACAAGGCGAGCGATTGGTGGAGATTATCGCCAATCCTATAGGAAATCCAGAGTTCCGTCCTACCAGATTGAATGTCACTACAGCTTTGGTGAAGAACATTTCGCTGAAAGGCGAGAAATTGTTAGGTGGTCAGCTTGACTTGTCGGTTTGTACCAGATTATCGACAGTTGATATTCGAGACACTAAGATAACAAGTGTTAAATTCCCAGCTTCAGAGTTATTGACATCTATACAGCTTGGAGGTTATCTTACAGCATTGGAAATCAATAATTTGCCGAAATTGTCTAAATTGACATTGGACGCATACGATTATTTGACCTCGTTTATTATTGGTGAGAATGTTGGTCAGTTGGATTTGTATCAGACGATTGCAGAGTTGTATGATGCAAAACACAATGAGACAGACCCATCCAGAATGTTGCAAGCACTTACAGTAAAAGACGTGAACTGGAAGAACGCTACAATAGACTTGTTGAAGTGGCTGCTCACTATTGATAACTTGAAAATTACTGGAAGCATTACGCTTGCAGCCAGTGAATATATGACGTTTGAATTGAAAAAGCAACTTATGGAACGCTTTGGCGATATAGACTCGCAAAGCAATTCGTTGTTTATTTCATACGTCCAGCGTACAATCAGTAGCATACAGATTGCTGGTGATAATACGTTCAGAGAGGCTGGTTCTCGCCAGTTTACATTAATTCCAAACAGTCCAAATGCCAACAATTTCAAGTCAATCAAATGGTCACTTACAACATCTGCATACGCTTCTGTGAATGAGAAAACAGGAGTTGTTACTTGTAATAAGATTTCAACAACAGCTTTGACTGTTACGCTGAAATGTGTTGTGGAAACTACAGACAGAACAATGGAAACAACTTTCCCATTGTATTTGTATGACCGCCAAGCAGAGTTGGGTGATTATGTGTATTCAGATGGCACATATAGCGATATGTTGAATCCTTTGAAGACAGTTATTGGAATATGTTTTTATATTGGGGCTGAAAATAATAGTGATGGCACTCCAGACCGAAGAATGGTAGCACTGAAAGACATGGAATGTCTTAATGGTGCAACATCATGTCCTTGGGGATTGTTCGGATATACTGGTAATACAGACCCTGATTATATGAACAATTATGTGATTTCTGGTATTCAAATTGAAGGCATGAATGACGCATATAATGTTGCAGGCATTACTGACTTTGGAAGCTCTGGTTTGGAGCCACGTTCCGACAATGATTCTGTATGGTATATTGGAGACAATAATTATCGTGATGAAGACAGTGGCGATAAGTATGGATTCAAGACAGGATTTGCTGCCAATACAGGAGCAGGAGACTTGCAATTAGTCAAGCCGACAGAAGAACAGAAAAGCATGATTGGAGCTGGATATGTTGGAGATAAAAAGATTCCAAGTGGTCAACAACACACATTGGCAATCATCCAGCATCGTAATCAGATATTGGATTCTATATCTTATCCTATTCCATCCGCACAGTATGTGAATAGTCAAATCACTCAAACAGAGATTGAAAATGTCCGTGAGTGTATAGAAAAGATAATTGCTAATATGAGTGCAGTGAAATATCAGCAATACTATTATCCAGCGGCTTCATATTGCTACGCATACGAGCCGAAAGGCTTGTTGGAAGGTGAAGAGTTAGCTGATAGATTTAAGGCGCACAATTGGTATTTGCCTTCTTCTGGTGAACTTGCTCGTTTGTATTGGTATTATCAAAGAGGTAAGGATGATGATAAGAACATCTTTAAGGCAGCATTAGCTTCTGGCAAGATGACTGATTTTACGTCCTCTAATCGCTGGAGTAGTTCCGAGAACGGCAGTTGGTACGCATGGATCGTCGGCTTCGGTAATGGTAACTTCGGCAGCGTCAGCAAGTGCGGCAGCTGCGTTGTGAGGGCAGTCTCCGCATTTTAGAGATATTTAGACCCGAATCTTACATTCGGGTCTAAATTTCTTACTTGTTTATAAACCTTAATAAGCTAAGACTCTATTCGTAAGTAAACATATATAATTAAGTCTGATATAGACGTGTATTAAAATACTGGAAATATGAAAGCAGCGCAATCATCTATATATCGCTCCATTGAAAATGTTATGATATGGTTTATACCTGTATCAGCACGAGTTCCGAAAATAATTGCACTTCGTTGTTTGGCAGAAGAGTGTACCACTAATATGAGTGATGCACTTACTTCTGTTGCGTTGGGATTGCAATCAGAGAACTGGAATGATGTTAGAGATTGCATTGATATGGTGTTGCTACACATGACCAAAGTGAAAACAGCGGTGAAGATACTCAAAGAGTATTCTGATAGAAGTGCTACAATACATATCCTCAACGATCGCCAATTATCTGTGTTTGCATTGTCTATGAATAAGATAATGACTGAATTAGGTAAATGGAGGAAGAAAGTAGAAACACGCATTGGCCCTGTTGACATTCACGAATGAAAACAAGTGGTATATATTTATTAAATGGGCGCACCACTGTGGTAAATACCTTAGTTAAGAACAAGATAGTGTGCGCAGCACAGTCCTCTAATCGCTGGAGTAGTTCCGAGAACAACAGTTGGAACGCATGGAACGTCAACTTCGGTAATGGTAACTTCAACAACAACAACAAGTACAACAGCTACGTTGTGAGGGCAGTCTCCGCAACTGATAAAGATATACAAAGTTGGTTAATTGCTTTTTACGATTGTTGCAAACGCAAGAAAACCAGTACTCAATGCACTCTATATCGACTTATTTTTGAAGAAGATTTACCCCTGCTCGCAACTGAAGTAAAAGAACGTGCTTACCACCCTACGGTAAGCATTTGTTTTTGTGTAACCAGACCTAAATTGCGAGAAGTGTTTGCTGCAAATTTCAGAGACCGTATTGTGCAGCATTGGATTTGTTTGAGACTGGAACCACTATTTGAAGAGCGATTCCAGTCTCAAAACAACGTGTCGTATAATTGCCGAAAGAATTTTGGAACACAGAAAGCAGTGCAGCGACTCGCCACCCAGATGTACGATGTGAGTGGCGGTTATAGATACACTGCATACGTTGGTCGTTTTGATATATGTTCTTTCTTTATGAGTATTGATTGCAAGATATTGGAAGAAATGCTCATACCATTTATAAAAGAGAATTATAAAGGCGATGATATTGACACATTGATATATCTTGTACAGGTTATTGTGCGCCATGAACCCCAGAAAAACTGTATAAAGAAAGGCCAGACAGAACTCTTTGAACGTCTCGAACACAATAAAAGCTTATTCTATGCAGAGTATTTGATTGGTATGCCTATCGGGAATCTTACCAGTCAATTATTTGCCAATTTCTATATGTCATTCTTTGATGAATATATGTTGAGGCTATGTAAGCGATACAAATGCAAGTATGTCAGATTTGTAGATGATTTCTGCATTACAGGGCGCAAGAAAGCCAATATATTAAAGATGTATAGAATGGCAGATTTATATCTGAAGAATAAGCTGCATCTAACATTGCATCACGATAAGTTCTATTTGCAAGAAGTAAAACATGGTGTAAAATTCGTTGGAAGTGTAATCAAATATGATAGAATATACCTTAGCAATCGCACAGTTGGCAGTCTGGTTAATCGTGTTAATGAAGCTGAGAGAACATGCAAGGCAGCAGTTATGGCAACCCCAGATGAAGAATTAGAAGCCTATTATAATTTGGACAAAATAGTATGCGCCTTGAATAGCTATTTCGGTTTCTTGATACATTGCAACAGCTATGCAATAAGACGCAAATTATTCAAGAATTGCACATACTTTTGGAAATGTTGCTATGTAGAAGGCAAATTCGCTAAAGTATGTATTAAGAATCAATATAAACTAACTCGTAAATTACTTTCAGAAGAATGAACATGAATTATCAGTATTCAGATGTCGAGCCTCAGTTTATCGTATGTAACAGAAACCTTGGGCGCAATGAATACACCATCAATTTTGATGTAGTAGAATTGAATAAAAGAGAACGGTCAGAAGGCAGAAAGTACAGCTATTTGACCGTTACACTTCCAGCTGGCAATTATAGTCGAAATATTGTGATTTCTAAAATCATTGAGTCAAGATATTCTTCGGATGAAATGACAGCTGTGATTAACAACTACCTACTGGACGATGGCGATGAGGAATCGTTGTCAGAATTTAAGGAAATGCAAGCATGGAGAAAACATGCCAAGGAAATTGCGGACAAATTCATAGCCTCAATTTAGCATCCAGCACCTTCTAATTTATAGGAAAGCCAATGCCCTTTGATGAAATTGGCTTTCCTATTCTTTTATAAAATAGAAATCAAGATGGCAACAATAGCAAAAGGTTCAATAACTCTGGTAAATGTGAATGATGCGTATTCCGTGTTGTTCACTCCAGACTCATGCGCTATCAAAGCAGATTTTGACGGAACAAATCCAGACTTGACAAATGCCTATACGGACATTACTGTAGTTCGTGGAGAAGAAAAACATACGTTCAAGTTGACATTAGCTTCGTTCTCAAATACCGCTATCACATATCAGCAAATAGCGATAGACGCTTACACGAAACGCATACGACTTACCAGCATCCCTTCAGATGTATTGAGTGGAGCTTTAACATTCACTATAACCACAGATGATGAGTTTGTGGCTGATGTGACGTTCACCTATTCTGTTATACGAGAAACTTCAATGTTGGACTGGATTCTGGATTGGGAGAACAACAAGACTGTAATAGGAGATAGTTATTTAATTTCGCCCAAAATATTTGTTGGCAAAAAGGTAGAAAATGCAGAAGGATTAAAGACCCTTACTGGTGTTTATATCGGGCCAGATGATACAAATACGGCTGGTATTTACGGTTACAAAGAGGGCAAAGATGTATTTCATATAAATGCCAAAGGAGCAATGCTTGGTGGTTGGAATGTATTAAGTGATTGCATTATAACATCAAATGAAAATGGAACAATTAGCCTTGGTGCTGATGGCAACCTCTTTTATAGAACCAACAAGAATGAGTTGGTGTGGTCGTTATTCCAAGATGGCAGTGCAACCTTTGCGAAAGGCAATGTTGTATTGAATAGTGATGGCAGTGCCGTGTTCACAGGAAGCATCAAAGCCTCCAGTGGCAATGTGGGAGGCTGGACTATTGGTGAGAATGTACTGTATAACACTAATATTGCTTTGAATAGTGCAAAACATATCATTGGTGTTGGTGGAGCTAACATCTTTGATGTTGATGATATTAAAGGTTCAGTTCAGCAGTATGGCGGTGTCTATATGTTCTATGACAATGCCAATTCGTATGGCTTGCAAGGTTATTTGCCAAGAAAAAGCATAGGCGATAATCTTTACATGATACAAAGCAGTTTTTTGCTTGGGTCAATTAATCGAATTGCCAGTTGGGACTTTGATGCAGATTCTCTGTATATGGGCGCAAAGGTTAATATGCAGAAGAAATATACAGCGTCATCTGGAGATATAACAATCGGTTCGCAAGGCATGAGGGGCAACAGTTGGTATATAGATACAGACGGTTCGGTATCGTTCCTTAAAGGAGAGGTGCAATTTGCTGAATCATCTGGCTCTATGGTAGGCTGGAACCTCAATGCTAAAAGGCTGTCAAATCCAAATGTAGCCATTGTTTCTGATACAGCAAATGCTGGCATCTTTATGTCGGTAGCTGATGGCACTGACTTTAACAGCTTGGCATCATCCAGCTTGACAGATTATATAGATGCTAATGGCGGTATCTATATGAAAATTAAAACAGATGGTGTCTCATTTGCCGCATACGACCAGAACGGATATAAGATATTCAAGTTAAGAAGTAATGGAGTAAGCTCCATTGCGAACTGGAATATTGAGAACGATGCTTTGTTTGTAGGTTCTAAGAAAGTAGATGCTGGTTCATTTACAGATGCGGCTGGAAGCATAACATTCAGTGGTACAGGTATTCGTGGTAATAAATGGAGATTGGAAGCAGATGGCTCTGGCTCTCTGGCTGGTGATATGATTTCATGGAACGCTGCTGGGGAAGTTGACTTTAAGGCAAAGGTGTCTGCTGATAACATTACAGCTGGAACTATATCTGCTTGCACAATTCAAAGTAGCACTGATAATCCAACATGGAAACTTAATCCAGATGGTTCTGGATATTTGGCTAATAGAAATATCAGTTGGAAAACTGATGGTTCTTTGGCTATGAGTGGAGAAATAATAGCAAGCAGTGGTAAAATTGGTGATTTTAGTATCAACAGTGATGGCCTGTATTATGGAAACATAAGCAAATGGACTTCAACTGAAAAAACCAACATGTCACAAATCGGCCCCAACTTTGTTCGCATGGAGCAGCAAGTTGGGTATTTTTCCGCTGGCGATATTGCTTATCAAAAAATAGGTCTTGGTGCTGGCTCAGATCCTACGCAGGATTATAAGAGCGATAAATATTGTGGTTCTGCATTATATATATATCGAAAAATGAACTCCATATCAGATATGTATTTCCCAGCAGCACAAATTATATCTGATAATGTGGCTAATCGCAATATTGGACTTAGAGTTGTTGGTGGATTGCAAGTTCATGGAGGAATAATTGAGTCTGGGTATGTGATGGAATATGCAAAATCTGGTGACGCAACAGTTTTGAATGTTAGCTTTGGCACCACATTTTTGTTGTTTAATAGGGCAAGCGAATCGCATGACTTCTTTTTCCCAGATCTATCACAAATAAGAGAGCAGTTGGGCATAAGCGACAAAACAAAGTCGTTTTGTGTTCCAGTTAGGGTTATATGTGGAAGTGGGTCATCTGATTGTTGTATATCAGCAGCATCCACAGCGTCAAATAGTCCTGGGAAAGAAGAAGGCGGCTCAATAGTTGACAATAATGGCAATTGGGATTATAAAAATAACAAACATTATGGTGCTAACCGCATGGCATTAGGTGCAGGAGATTCATGGTCTTTTGCATTAATATACACCCCAAGTACAGGGTATTATATACAAATTCTTAATACGCAAAATTAATGCGCAAAGATATAGAAATACATATTGGAACAGGCGATATAACATTGCCATCCAAGAATAACTATCAATTGAGAGATTTCCAGTGGGTACAGAACCCCACTGGACTGTCTCGTTATATATATGGTGAAATTATCGTGCCAAGCAATCTGTCAGCAAACACACTCTATAATAAGGGCGTGTATGCAGCAATACCGTATACTCCAATTTATAAAGAGTTTATGGTACGAATTAAACGACTGTATGAAAACGGACTATATGAATATCTCCAGAATCCAGCTGACGGTACAGAATGGTTTGTTGTCAAATGCAATCTATATGGGACAAATGGATATAAGAACGTCTATGCTTCACAACTGAAGATGGTTGCAGACAATGACTATTACTTCCAGTTTGACAAAGGGATATTGAATGTATATAGTGCAATGGAATCAGACTTGAATATTGTGAAGGCAAACAGGCAAAACTCAAATATGTTATTAGCTTGCGTACCAACCAACAACTACCGTTATCCTATATCTGGTGTCGGTTTAATACGTTGGATGAATGGTAACATGGATTACACAGCATTGGCAGACACAATTAAATCAGAATTTACTGATGATGGTGTTGTTGTCAATTCTGCATCTTTTGATTATGACACCCACCAGTTAAGTTTGGATGCAACACCAGCAGAAGAATAATGGCAACATATAAAGTAACAACAAATCAGAATCTATTTGATGTAGCATTATTGCTATATGGCTCTATTGAAGGTCTTTTCGACCTCTTAATAAGCAATGACTGGTTGGATATGGAAACAGATTTGACACCTGGCATGGAGTTGACATACCATGATTATTTTGTAGTCAATGATGGTATGAAGAGTGCAATCAATGAAAAGAATCTTATTCCAGCTAATCGTGAACGTCATGTATATTTGAAGCATCCGACAGAAGAATTGGTTTTTCTGTGTGATATTGATGCCCTTGAACATAGTGCATCGTTTAATGTAAGCGGCTCTGGCAGTATGCTGATAGATTGGGGTGATAATTCTGACATTGAGATAGTGCAGCTTACAGTAGAACAGCAAATTGTAGAGCATTATTTTGACAATGTGGCAGAAAATCGCAGAATTAAGGTATATGGTGATTTCCAAATTATCAAACTTGACACAACCAAGTTAGGTGGTGCATTAATGTTAATGCGACCGATGATAGTGGACGAATATGTGTCACATTCAACCAGCTATCCATTGCAAGGACTATTCTTGTTTGATGGTACAGTGTCAGTAGATTTAAGCGGTTGTCATATAGATAACCTATTGCCAATAGGAGACATGAGCTTGCAGATACTTGACTTGCGCCATGTAACATTTGCTGACATTGAAGTGCTGGATGACTACCTTCAGTATATCGTAGACAATTATGGAAGTAGGCGAAATTGTACGGTTTATCTGACCTCTGAGCCAACAGAGAAAGGCATGAAAGCAATAGAAACCATTCTTGGCGAAGATGCTTGGAATGAAGCAGGAAATTGGGTGTTTAACATTAAAGACAAGACATACACAAGAGAATAATGGCAAGAACATTATCTGAAATATATGCACTGGCAAAGGATTGTAGGAACGAACATCTGGAATTGACAGAGTTTCAAAATTCCTCGAAAATGTCAATATTGGATGTTATAACATGGACTACATCTGCATGTATATGGGCATTTGAGAATATCATGGATGTATTCAAAGTAGACATTGCCAAGGACATTCAAAACCGTATTAATGGAACTCCAGCTTACTATGCCAATGCGTTGTTGAAATACCAGTCGGGCGATGATCTGGAAATTAGTGAAGACGGTACTTCGTTTTCATATCCAGCTATTGATGAGACAAAGAGAGTCGTGTCGAAAGTTGCGTATTCAGAATCATCGCAAGATGGATTTTACGATAAGCAGCTTCTGTTAAAAATTGCCACTGGAGTTCCAGGCAATTATTCGCAGATAGCCGAAGATGAAATGGTGAAGATACGAGCTTATCTTAACCAGATTATATTTGCTGGTACATCTGCAAAGGTAGTCAGTAGAAAAGGAGATATATTAATCCCTCGTGTGACTGTGTACCATGACGGTGCTATAACCAATGATGAAGTATATAATAACATTGCAGAATCATTGAATAACTATATCGGCAATATGGACTTTAATGGCGTTGTCTATGCTCAGAAAATCATAGACGCAATCCAGTCCGCAGAGCATGTAGTAGACGTTTATATAGATAATGGAGCTACAGATTTTCAAGGTATTTTCGTTGCTCAATATGATGATGACAACAATTTGATACCAACCGCACACGGTTCAGATGGCAATGTGACCAGCTATGAAAAGCGTGTAGAGCGTTGTTTTGTTCCTAATAGTGGTTATATCAAAGAAAGCACAAAGTCTGGTGACGAAGCTGCATTGCAGAATTGGAAAGAGTCCATTACGCTCAAAATTGAGGGAGAACAGTAATGAGATATTCGATAAACTTTGATAAGACCATAAATCAGCTTACGCCACACTATATTGGTGGTAGAAAGCTGATTTTGCTGATGCAAGCGTTGGTGTCACCATTGCAAATCTTGAATAAAGACTTTTCTGAATATGCAGCGGAAAAAAGAATAGAGGCATCAATGACCTCTCAGATATTGCCATTCACATGGTTTTTGAATAGGAAGTTTAAGAAATACTTCCTTCAAAAATCTGAACGTATAACAATAACCAACTTGGCAACGCTTGGCGTTCCGCTATATAACGAAAGTGCCGACATTGTTCAAGCTGATAACTTATCGCTCTATACGGAAAAAGAAGAAAAGGGAAAGGCTTTTTATTATCAGAATGAGCGAACAGACACCAATACATACAGTTTCATAGTTCACACGCCAGCGATAGACACCTCTTTGATTTCTAAAGAATCATACATATCCATGCTTACATATTGGATAGAGCGTTACAGATTAGCTGGTAAAACATATAAAATAGTATTTGACTGATGATAGAATTTAGCGCACAAACTGGTGGTCGTTACACATACGTTGACGATATAGTAAACTTGCAAGAGTTAGCACTTGCATTTTCCAGTATTTTTGCAGCATGTGACAATTTCATAGTAAGCGGTTGTGAAGTTAATGGAACTTCGATAGGTGCTGGCTATGTATATCTTAATGGAAAGTTGCGGTATTTTTCTGGAGCAACAGGAATTTCAAAGTGGCCTCAATATCTTTATGAATCAAATAAAGTAGAGAGTGTAGCGTATGCAAGCGGTTCGGATAAAGTGGGACGTAATGTTTATGGATGTTCTATAAGTGCATCTATGCCAACAGTTGCAGACAGTCTAACTGGGAATGTTCCGCAATACATCCAGATTCAAAAAGTGGGTGGAAGAACACTGAACGATGCTTTCTTTGGAAAGTACGCCTTGTTGCTGAACTCTTCTGTAGGTTCACAAACGATTGGTGATTCCGTGACATTTGGTAATACTGTAAAAGTACAAGGAGTATTGAGCATGAATGATGGTGCTTCTCTGATTAAAGGCGAAGCAGTATGCCGAATGTTTTACGATGGCAATGTCTTTCATATCCAGTCACGCATAGGCACTGGTACAGTTTATGATTTTGCCTTTGACCCAAATAGAGGATATTTGTTCTCTATCGGTGGCGCAAGTATCATGTCAATCTCCCAGAATGGAATCTCTTTGACACAACCATTGACAGTAGGTAAGAGTATTATGGGCAGTGTAACATGTAATGCTGACCATATTTATAATTCTGGTACAGGTTCGGATAATGGTACGTTGTATATCAATTATAAAGGATATGGCGATGGCAATGCTTATTATCGTAATACAGTAATTGGCAATGGTAAGGGAAATGCAATTATTTCTATAAATGGCAAAAACTCCATTGTGAATCTGTCTGGCACGTTAATAACAGAATCAGCATTGCCGACAGGACTTGTATTAAAGCATAATACATTGCAGCAAAATAATACAAGTTTGTCAAAAATAATAAACTGGCTTGACGCTTCAGACTCTCAGATGGCGTATGTCGGTTTCGGCTCGACAGCGGATAACGTCTTCTATATACATAATCGCATAGCAAATGTCTGTATCAATGGTCTAAGTGCTGTTAATTTACTTCCAGCCATTATGGAGAATGGCGTACTGCTTTCCAATAAGTATGTGCAGAAAACAGACTTAGCAACACAGATGCAAAATAAGGCAGATGTAACATCTGTCTATTCTAAGAGTGATGCAGAATCCAAATTCGCAGACAAGACATTGGGGTTGAGTCAATTTATTACAGGAAGCAACACTAAGGAGACATTGCGAAGTCAAATTGGAGCCATTGCCATTGGAGCTTTAGATGACGTGCCAAGAACTTCCAAATATCTTGCTGACATGGCAAAGACCGAGGCAGACAAGAAGAAAATCTGTGAAAACATAGGTGCGGCACGCTCTGGAGACTTCCAGCCAAAAATTCCAGATACAGGATGGATTAAAATTTCTGGAACAGATTTGTATGCACGTCAAATTGGCGATCATGTTTGCGTACAAGGCAATGCAGTAACGGTTCATACTGGCAAAACAATGTTTACATTACCCAACCAGATTTCTGCTCCACGCTATGATGTAGCTTTCAGAGCATCGCTTGATTGTAATTGCGATTGGGGTTGCAAGATTGCAGGGGGCAGTAAGAATTGTACTGTAATCTATTGCAATCATCATGGAAAGACAATATCTTTATCATTCTCATATATGGTATAACAATGAAAATTCATAATTTTATTAAAGACTCATACGGTATGGAACGTAATGAGCAAGAAGCGAGAAAGCAGTATGACAAAGTTACAGAATCAAGAGTTGCTGAATCTGCCGATAACGGACTGCAACCGCCAGAACCAGAAAAGAAAGAGCGTAAAAAGCGGAAGACGAAAGAAAAAGAAGTCGAAGCGTAGAGAGTTTTACGAAACACGGCTTGGCTATTTCATCCAGCACGAAGCACCTTTGGAATATGGCATTATTATGGATGTTTCTGGAGGTTGTGAGCCTAATGTTGATATGATAGAAGCACTTGGGTATGCGTCATTAAACCCTTTATTTCGTAAATCGAAATTTAGACGTGCGCTGATAGAATATCGAAAGCGAGGTTGTCATACGCATCATCCAAAACAAGCCACAGCTATAACTGAAATATCGTATATAAAGAAGCGTAGAATGTTAAAAAATATATAAATTGTATCAGAAAAGCCGTCTAAAAGCAATTTTATACGGCTTTTCTTCGTCTTTACAAAGAAAATGCTGTAACTTTGCGCTCCACAAATTGATTTCGTACATCTTCCCAATTCTTATTTTCACTTTAACGAATATCGTATGAAAGATTTCGTTGTATCGGTTAAAAAGCTAACCGATGCCGACCTCATGCGAGAAGCGTGTCAGATGACCTTTATTGGGAAGAGTCATCAATCGCTTCTCAGTATCTACAAAACAGAACACTCTCCAGTACGTTCGCAACTCTTTTGGGTAAAATTTGAGGGCATCCCCTTGTATATCTCTACCCATCTTCTTCGTCATCATGTTGGGTCAGTTCCTTTCCAGTTGACTTGCCGTTCGGACAGGCAAGGCGGTAATCCTGGACTTATTCAGAAAATCGACTATATCAAGCAACAGCTTGAAGAAGTTCCAGAACTGGATGAGGGTGGCCGTAACACAGTTGTGTGCGAAGCTATTAACGATTTAACATGGCTTCAAGAAAATTCAGACCGTTATACGCCTGTCAATCTTGGATTGCTTGTCAATGCTCAGTCGCTTATTGATATGGCAAAGTTGCGGTTGTGTTTACAGGCTGCAAAGGAAACAAGAATTGTATTCCAGGCACTTAAAGACGAAATTAGAAAGGTAGATCCAGATTTAGCTGACATGATGGTTCGTAAATGCGTTTATCGTGGCGGTCTGTGTGGTGAAGCTCGCTGCTGTGGCTTTAATAAAACAACAGAATTTACAAATGAAATGCGTAGTTACGCATCCTTATTCTCTGAAAAACAAAGAGGACTTTATCTTCCATCAAGCAACTAAACAACTATGAACAAGAATGATTAAGAAAGTTAGAAAACGTGACGGAAGAATCGTTGATTTTGACTTCAACAAGGTTATAGAAGCTGTCAAGAAGGCATTTGAAAGTCAGAATAAGACTTATGATAATGATATAGAAGGACAATTGCGGTCAGATTTTACTCTTCCAATCAGTAATAAAATCATTGGTATTGAGGAAATACAAGACACCGTAGAGCAGACTCTAATGTACTTTGGCTATTATAAGGTGGCAAAGGCATATATCCTTTATCGTGAGCGTCATAATGAAAGCCGCTTTATCAAAGAACGTATCGACTACATGGATAGATACAGTATGTCTGGAGATAATGCAGCTACCTCTTCAGAAACCGATTCTAATGCCAATGTGACAATGAAGAATGTCGCTAATTTGGAAGGTGAAGTGTACAAGACCACCAACCGTATCATCCAGCGACAGAGAATGAAAGACGAGTTGAACAAGCTATTTCCAGAAGTTGCGAAACAATATGAGAAGGACTTGAATCATCATATCATTTATTGTCACGATGAGGCCAGTACGCCAGTATTGAAGCAATACTGCATGGCGGTTAGTCTTTACCCACTTATGTCAGAAGGCGTTGGTAATATTGATGGAGTTACGCCTTCAGCACCTAATGATTTACAGTCATTCAGTGGTCAGATTACTAATCTGATTTTCTTGCTCTCTTCGCAGTGCAAAGGTGCAGTAGCAATTAGCGAATATTTCATTGCCCTCAACTACTATGTAGTTAAAGAGTTTGGTGAGAAGTGGTATGACTATTTGTATTCCCCGACAACCACAGAGTTTTGTGGAATCCATCGAACAGTAAAAGACAATATCCTTAAAGCCTTCAAGCAGTTCGTATGGGGTATCAATCAACCAGCTGGAAACCGCAGCTATCAATCGCCATTTACAAACATTTCATACTACGATAAGACCTATTTCGATTCATTGTTTGGTGAGTTCTACTATCCAGATGGTAGTAAGCCAGAATGGAAGGCGATCGACACCCTTCAGAGATTGTTTATGAAGTGGTTTAATCGTATTCGTCTGAAGCAAGTGCTGACATTCCCTGTTGAGACGTTTGCGATGGTGCATGATGGTAATGACATTGTGGATAAAGAGTACAAGGATTTGTGTGCTGAAATGTATGCGGAAGGCCACTCTTTCTTTACTTACATTTCAGAAAGCGCAGACTCATTGGCGAGCTGCTGCCGATTGCGTAATGAGTTGGCAGAAAACACCTTCAATCCGACATCTGGTTTGACAGGAGTGATGACTGGAAGTTGCAATGTTATTACCCTAAATATCAACCGCATCATCCAAGACTGTGTGAAGAGTAATGGCTTGCACGGTGGTTGGAGAGAAAACACATCGTTTATTCGTGACCGTTTGGTGGATATTCTCCAGCGTGTATACAAGTACCACATTGCATTTAAGACGATGCTCTATGATATGGAAGACAAGAAAATGTTCGCTGCTTCTAATGGTGGTTATATCTATGTCAATAAGCTTTATTCTACCATTGGCATCAATGGCTTGAATGAAGCTGCCAGATTCTTAGAATTGAAGGTTTCTAATAACCCAGAGTATATTGCGTTCTTGCAGTTAATCCTTGGTACAATTAAGGAAGAGAACAAAAAGCACTCTATCCACGATAAGAAGCGACCATTCTTGTTTAACAGTGAGGTTGTACCAGCAGAAGGTCTTGGCGGTAAGAATTATGAATGGGACAAGGCAGATGGATATTGGGTTCCAGATGATGAAAACTTGTACAATTCATATTTTTACGAGGCGCATGACGATACTTCTGTGCTTGACAAGTTTGTATTGCATGGCAATCAGACTTACCAGTATACAGACGGTGGTTCTGCTGCCCATATCAATTTGGAAGAGCATTTGAGTAAGCAGCAATACCTAAAGCTGATTGATTTCGCTATCAGCAATGGAACAAGCTATTTTACATTCAATATTCCAAACTCTAAATGTGAGAGCTGTGGCAAAATTGTAAAACAGCCAATTCGCCAATGCCCTTGCTGTGGCAGTACGAACATTACACAGTACACAAGAATCATTGGTTACTTGCGGCCAATCAAGAACTTTGGTATAGAACGTCAAATTGAAGCTGGAAAGCGTGTATACAGTAAAGGAATTTAAGTATGCTAAAATATGTTGATACGAGGGTGGTTTTTCGTGAACTACCAGACGAAATCACATTAGCTATTAATCTGAGTGGTTGCCCTTGCCATTGTGAGGGTTGCCACTCTCCTTATTTAGCTGGTGATGTAGGCACAGAGTTAAATTATGCTGCTTTAGAAAAACTGATAAAAAGTAACAATGGAATAACTGCTATATGCTTTATGGGAGGCGATGGTGATCCTAAAGCTGTATATGATTTAGCTCGCATGGCAAGAAACAGCCACCCAGACATAAAAATTGGGTGGTATTCTGGAAGACCTAAATTACCAGGCTGGTTTTACCCATTGTACAGGGAAAACGTGGTATTTGATTATATCAAACTTGGGCCATACATTCCTAAATATGGAGGGCTTGACAATACCACTACGAACCAAAGGCTATACAAAATAACGCTTAATGAGGTTGCTGGTTATGATGTAAAAGATATAACTGATTTGCTTCGTAAAACCGAGTGTATAATGTAATGAAAAAGTTAAAAGCATAGTTTCACTTATTATTCAAATGAAATAATTGAAACGATAAAACCATTGTGTATCAGTGTGTTGTAAATGTGTTAGATTTTTAACGAGTAAAAAGTTTGCAAATCATTTGTATATTTCAGTTTTTCACTGTACCTTTGCAAACAGAAAACAAAACAAAGCATCATGCGATGATTAAGAAGAAGGGCATTATCAATGTCTACGAAGGTAGTGCCGACATCAATGAACTTCAAGGTGCTGTAGACAGTTTGCCAGATGGGGAATTTGGTTTCCTCATATATGACAACTCAAAGAACCGTTCATTACCTCAATTGAAATACCTCTTCGGTGTTGTATTGAAGACAATATCAGAGAAATTGGACTCACATCCAACGCCAGGGGCATTATACAGATATTTTGAAGAGGTCTATGCGCCTATTCATAAATCTAATATTCAAGGCGAAGAATTTGAATACTTCGACTTAAAGAACGAAAAATCAATTGAGTTGGATAGCGTTATAGAAATGATTATCCGACATGCCGCAGACCAGTGGGGGATAACTATTCCTACAAGAGAGGAGATACGAGAAGCACAAGCTCGTGAACCTTATGCAGAAGCATACGCTGAGACGTGGAAGTTTCTATCTCAAAACTAATTCATATCCAACTCAATTATGAGTGAATTAACGAATCAGATGTCAGCTCTTGACATCTTTGCATCTACCCAGGAATCTTTTGATGATGCAAAAAAGAAGAGCGCAGCAGAGAGTGGAAACCGTGTAAAGTATTTCCGTATTTCGGGTGATGGAACTGTAGCAGTTCGTATTTTACCCCTTGCACCTGTTATTGACGCAGAAGGAAATGTTCTTCCGATGGATCGTAAGGGCTACGAATATCCTGTAAAGGAACTCGTATTGAAGATTAAGGGCGATAATAACAAGCAGTCGTTTGTTAATGTTTGCAATGCAAAGTACGCCTTCCCACAGCTTCAATCAGACCTTATTGACAAGTATGTAGAGCTTGCACTCTCTTTGTATTCAGACGATGAAAAACTCTGTAAGAAAGTCAAGGAGACCAGCTTTAATGGTGGCTTGAAGTGGGATTCAAAACGCTGCATGTATATCCTTGATTTGGATAAGCGCAACGATGGCATCCAGGTGTTCCAGCTTTCTTATTCACAGTATAAAGAGCTGGAGGAACGCAAGCTTCAGACTTGGGCGAAACTGAATAAGAAGGGCAATGTCCCCTGTCCTATTTCATCAATCACAGATGCTTTCCCTGTTGAAATAACTCGTAAGACAGAAAACAAGAAGACCAACTATTCTTTCAACATTGATACGCTCTCTCCAAAGGACGAGTTGACAGAAGACGAATTGCAGAATCTTCTCAACACGCCTCGCCTCCCAGAAGTGCTTTATCGCTATACACGCTATCATCTGGAGGCAACTATCGCTTATCTCAACCAGTTTGACGAGACAACAGGCATGGAGGTGATGAAAGAGCCAGAAATCAAGGATTGCATTGACCAGATTAAGCTCTGCCTTCCAGCAGATGACCAATCTCACTTCAATATGAATGGCAAGAATGGTGGCGATAGCTCAGACGGTGGAAGTGTAACACTTGACAGCCTTTGGGATTTGTACGATAAGCTTTGCGATGAAGGCTTGGGCGATAAGAGCGAGGAAGGCCAGAACCTTCGTACTGCAATCAAAGAGTTCATTGAGGACAATGACCTTGACGTAAGCATTAGCCGTACCAAGACTAATGAAACACTCCTCAATGATATTCAAGACATTCTTGACGGTGAAGCGGAAGAAGACAAGGCTCCAGCTTCTAAGCCTTCTGCAAAGAAAGAAAAGGTAGAAGAGCCAGAGGAAGAAGAAGATGATGCTCCAGCAGCAGATGCTCCTTCTTCAGAGGAGGCTGAAGAGGAGGAAGAGACTCCAGCACCAGCACGAGCAAGTCGTAGACGTGAGCGCAACGATGATACAAACGAGCCAGCAGCAGAGGCTCCTGCTCGTCCAGAGAGACGTGCAGCTCGTCCGCACAGACGTAGATAAACTTTATTCAACAACCAAGGGCGGTGTTGTGGTTTCGCCATAATACCGCCCTTTTAACTTTAGAACTATGTCTGAAAAAAGAATACCGTGCGCTCTGCTGATAAATGACATCCATGTCAGTAAAGACAATATCCCAGAGTTTCAGAGAAATTGGGGTGAAGCGTTGGAAATATGCAAAAAACAAGACATTCCAGAAATCATTATAGGCGGTGACTTGTTGCAATCTCGTTCATCATATCAGACTCTTGATGTGTTGTTGGCTGTTCGACAAGCTATCATTAAGGCAACAAATGATGGATTGGAGCTTACTATCGCGGAAGGCAACCATGACCTTGTTGACCAAGAAGCGATATTGGGTTATTGTCATGTGTTTTCTGAATATCCACATGTTTATGTTGTAGACGATTATGTGTCTATAGATTGTTCCGATGATGTTACACTATATGTTATGAGTTATGCTCCAGAAAGCGGCTCGTTCATTAACAGATTGAAGGACATCATTGACAACGATTTAGACAAAAACAAACATAACATCCTATATATCCACGAAGGAATAAAAGGAGGTCTTGCTATGCCAAGTGATGATGAATTGCCTACAAAAATATTCAAGGACTTTGATGCAGTGTTGGTTGGGCATTATCACAATCGCTGTAAGATTAAAGGTACAAACATCGAGTATGTTGGTGCTTCTCGTCAGCATAATTTTGGTGAGGACGAAGAAAAGGGCTACACCATATTGTATGATGATGGTTCCTATGAGTTCATTAAGAACGAGTCTAACACCAGATACAAGGTAATAGACCTGGCATTACAAGACGTTGGCAATCATTTGATTGAAGAATTGAATGATATTAAGTCTAACGGCAAATACAAAGTCAAAGCTCGCATTAATTGCTCTGCTACAGATGTGCAAAATATTGACAAGCAAAAGCTATTAGAAGCTGGTGCTGCCAAGGTGGAAATTGTTACAGAAAAGACTGTAGCGAAATCCATAGAAGTACATAGTCTTGATAGAAAGTTTGACAAGACAGGTATCAAACAAGAGTATGAGAGTTTTTGTTCAGAAAAAGTTATTGATTCCTCTATGGGATTGCAGTATCTTGATAAAATACATTGATTATGTGGAAGTTAAATAACATATACGCAAAAAACCTGTGTGCCTTCAAGGAGCTTGATTACACATTGAAGCAAGAACACACAACACTTGTGTTTGGCAACAATATGGACAACGACTCCCAGGTTTCAAACGGTTCTGGAAAGTCTGCATTAATTGAGGCTATAGCCATCGGTCTGACAGGTGAAACGCTTCGTAAGATTAAGATGGACGAGATTATTAATGATGCGGAAAACGAGGCTATAGTTAAGCTTGAACTAAACAATGCTGAATTAGGTAAAAGCCTTATTATTTCTCGTACAATTTCCAGAAAATCGCCACAGGCAATATCTGTCGAGTTAGTGGATAAAGACGGAAATACAGAAAACGTAGCGCAAGCATCTGTTGCAGATTACAATAAATATGTGCTGGAAGCATTGGGGTTAAGTAAGGATGATATATTCTCAAACTTCATCTTATCAAAGCATAAGTATTCATCTTTCCTCTCCAGCTCTGACCGTGACAAGAAAGACTTAATAAATCGCTTCAGCAATGGAATTATGGTTGATGAGTCAATAGAAGCCCTGCAACATGACATGGAGCCTATAGCTGAAGAGTTGACTCAAGCAGAATTGAAAGTAGCAGGAATCAAAGGCGGTATTGATACGCTGGAAGAGCAAATTCAGAACGCTATCAATAAGTCTTTGGAGAACACATCAACCAAGGCGCAGCGCATTGAGGAGTGGACACAATCTATTGCTAATAAGCGAGCGTACATTCGTGAGCAAAAGGAGCAAATCATGCAGTTGGAGCAGAGTCTCGCTAAATTGGATGCAGTATATAACCGTATTTCTGATTTGGAAGGTAGCGATAAACCATTTGATGATTGTTATGACAATATAGTTGCCATGTTCGCTCCTACTAATCTAAAGCAAATCAGTGACTATCGGGAAAATATTGCAAAAGCAAATAAGAAGCTCGCAACCCTCCAGCAGTCATTGAAAGACGAGGAAGCAGAAGTCAAACGGCATGACAAAGATTGCGCCAAGCAAAAGAAAGCACATGATAAGCTTGTAAAAGAGTTTGAGAAGTTTTCCGCTTCATACGATGACGATTTGAAAGAAATAACTGCCAAAATAGATAAATTGCTTGCTTCCGTCAAGGCTTTGGGCAATGCGAATGACGCTTTGAATAAGCAGTATCGTACAATCAGTAGCCGTGTAGCAACTATTAAGAATGTATTGAGTGGCGTTATCACTTGCCCAAAATGTCAACATGAGTTTCTTCTTGATTCCAATGCAGATTTATCAATGCTTCGTGAAGAATTAAACGATAAGGATAATGAATTGCGAAACATTGATGCAGAAATCTCCAGCAACCAAGAAAAGATTGATGCTGATACTGCAAATGGTAAGAAATTCCGTGAAGAGCAAAATGACTTGATTGCGAAAAAGTCAGAGTGGTCGGCAAAGGTTACGGAATCACAGTCGAATGTTGACAGCTTGGTTCGCAAGTCATCTGAACTTTCCTGTGATATAGCCTCTATAAACAGCCAGATTGCTCTGGTCAACAATCAAATTGAGTCAGCTCGCAATGACATGTTCGATGAGGCATACGACATTGTTGATGATGAAACCAACAAGTGTGAGAATAACAAGAAGCAGTGCGAAACAAATATTGCAAATGCAGAAGGTGCTGTAGAATCATACGAGGAATCAATCAGAGACATTGAACACGCTGCTGAGAATGACATTGTAGAAACGCTAAAAGACAGTAAAGCCAAGCGTGAAAAAGAACTGGAGCTTGCCATCAAGGATAAAGAACAAATCGAACAGAAACTTGCAGCTTATAGAAAACAGGAAGCTACTTTCATAGAGTTCAAGACACACCTTGCAAATTCTAAGATTGAAGCATTAAGCCAAATGACAAACGAGTTCTTAGAGGCTATCAACAGCGACATAAGAATATCATTCAGTGGCTTTACTGTTTTGAAGTCTGGAAAGATTCGTGATAAAATCTCTATTTCACTAATTCGTGATGGAGTAGATTGTGGTTCATTTGACAAATTTTCAGAAGGAGAAAAGGCAAGAGTCAATCTTGCAAACATTCTTGCCTTACATAAATTGACGAATGTAAATTGCCAAGATGGAAAAGGTCTTGATTTGTTGGTATTGGACGAGATACTGGAAGCATGTGACGCTGCTGGACTCGCCAATATGTTCAATGCCTTAAACAACTTGCAGATTACTTCACTGGTGGTTAGTCATGGTAATGTTGCTGAAAACTATCCATACAAACTTATAATCAACAAGAAGAATGACATTTCATACATTTAATGATCACTCATGCAGACGATGAAAAGTTAAAAATTGATGAAGTGCTTGGGCTTGACATAGCTACCCACACAGGTTTCTATTCAGCTCACGAAAGAGGCACATGGAACTTCACGGAATCAATGAGACGCAACAATAACAAACAGCACGGAGCTTTCCGTCAGACACTCATTGACTTCATCCAGAAATACAACATTAAACAGGTTGTGGCAGAGGATGTGAGCTGTGGAAGAAGCGGCAAAGAGTTCAAATCATCTGTCAAACTATCTGAATTTAGAGGCATTTTGCTGGAGGTATGCGATACACTTGACCTTCCAGAACCAGTATTCCTTAATCCAAGAACAATCAAGGCTTGGGCAACAGGGGACGGAAATGCCGATAAAGCCAAAATGATGCGATTTTGTAAGTTACGCTGGAAGACAGAGCCAGTAGATGATAACGAAGCAGACGCAACGCACATCTTTATGTACTATGTAAAGAAATTCAAATTGTAAATGAGTATTGCCAGAAGAAGGCGTAGAAAGACACGGAAAGAGCTATCTATGCCAGCGGATATTAACCCACATTTGAAACACCTTGTCTCACTTGTCAAGGAGTTTTGCACCTTCTTAGATAAGAAAGACAAACCTTCAGACGAAGAGGTAAGAGCCAAGTTCAAGGCATACGACTCACGTTGGATTCAGTATTGTATATCTCACCAATTTGAACCTCGTGCATCTTTATTGTTCAATCAAGAAGTGGCACGAATATGGAGAGAAAGGTATGCGAAGCCGAAAAATACGACAGAGAAGTAGACCCAGAAGTAGCTCGCAGACGCAATGAATTATTCCAGCAATATGTGATGCCTTTTCAAAACATGATTTATAAGTTGGTGATGAACTATACTTATGACTCATGGAATGTAGAGGAAAATTACAATGAAGTTCTTATAAATTTCTTCAGAAGAATCGAGACGTATGATACCTCCAGACCAATCAGAACATGGCTTCATATCGTTACCAAACGAATGGTTGCAGAATTGGAAAGAAGGCGCAAACGGCATGATAACAAGAATTATGACAGAAGTATAGAAAGTTATGAAGATTGTGGTGATGACGAAATTTTACATCCTCAGATATGCAGTGCAATCAGTGCAAATTTGAATATCAGTTCAAACTGCATGGGACTTGAAAACTACCGCCAGTTCTACAATGACGATATACTTGAAGTACTTGATAGCATGAAACCCATTCATCGTGATGCAATACTTCTCCAGGAAGCTGGTTATCCGCTTCGAGAAATTGCAGACATTGAATATAAAAAGGGAACATTGCCATCGCATAATATTGAGACAATTAAAAGTCGTTTGCTTATCGCACGAAAGATACTGAAGAACAATTTAACAAGGAATGGCGAAAGAATTACAGATACGCAATGTGAAAACAGTCTTCAGTGCAATAGCAGTGAAACTGATGAAGCCGACCTTTAAGTTTTCTGGTGGTGGTGCAACCACCAGAACGCTTAATAGCTTTCTTGACCTTATGGAAAAGGAGTTTGGGTCGGTCACATCTGAAAGATTGGTTGACTTCTGTATATGTGCTGCCTACGCCTTCAGAAACAGGCCACAATGGACGATAAATCAAGTCTTTGGTAAATCATCCATCAAGCGTTTGAAAGAGCGTACAAATGGAGGTAAATACTACGAAGACCAATGGCTTTCCAGCGTGTCGTTAAATCGTGTTGACCTTGTAGCAATGATAGCAGATAAAAGTGTACACCCACAGGCTAAGTTCATATATATAGCCTCTGAGGAACCAACAAAGAGACGTATGTTGAATACAGCCGTGGGGTATCTTATCTGCCAGACATCTACTTTAGGATGGAGTCCGATGTCGGAATCATGTTCTAAATGTAATTTGGCTGAAGATTGCAAACAAGAACTTCAGAAAAGATTTCCAGAATTGTATCGTATTCGTATAGAACATGGCAACAAGACAGAATAATAATGTATTGACAGAGGAATTTTTGATGGATCTCTTTTTCACCTGTATGAACAACGATTATGTTCTGGCGGTGATCATGGAACAGATAAAGAAATCTTATCTGCCAGATAGAGACTTTATTTCTCTTTTTAATCAACTTAAAACATACTACAAGGAGTATAAGAAAGCTCCAACATATAGTATATTAGGACAGTCTGTTTCTCGTCAAAAAAGCGTTGCTGCATTATTGGATGACATCTACGATAGTGGCAATGAACTTGGCACGGAACAAGCACTGGAGCAGCTGGAGAATTACATTAAACAAGTAAGATTCCAGCAAGCGTACAAAGAAGCTGGCGAGCTTTTTAATAAAGCAGACCATGAACAGGCGAGCTTGAAGCTACAAGAATACGCAGAGTGGGTGTCAACCTTTAGTTTGCGAGAATCGGAGTTCGTAGATGTAATTGGTACATTCGGAATCAGATTCAAAGGTAACAGGCAAAAGCATAATGCTGTAGACAAGCAATTGCCTATCACCAGATTCTACATAGATGAACTGGACGTGATGAACAATGGGCGTGACCTACGAACCCAACTTTCTGTATTCTTGGCAGCAACAGGTGTTGGAAAATCACATGCAGCACGATGGATAGGTAAAAATGCTTGCCAAATAGATGGATTAAATGTGTTGCACTTCCAGCTTGAAGGTAGCCGTGATGAAGTTGTAAATGCTTATTCCGCTTCATTGGTGAAATGCAGTACATTCCGCTATGAGACAGGAACCATTCGTGATGTTGAAGTTGAACGTATGGAAGAAATGCTTAAAAATGTGGCAGGAAAGCTCTATGTTAAGTCATATCCTAAGTTCAATTCTCATGTTTCTACTGTAGATATAAGGAATGGAATACAAGACTTCAAAAAACGCTATGGCATATCTCCAGACGTTGTTATCATTGACTCCATAGATTTGCTGATAGATGCTTCTGGACGCAAGTATTCGGAGAATGGAGAGCGTCACAAGCGTATTGCTGTAGCAAATGACTTGAAGGATTTGGCAGCAGACGAAAACGTCTGGATGGTTGGAACATACCAGTCTACGATAGAAAATCGTGATTGGCTAAATGATGAGAAAAATGTGCTGACGGAGTTCAATACAGCAGAAGCAAAAGGACTTGCCAGGCCATTGACACACCTCATCACGTTGAATCAGTCAGACCGTGAGCGTAAAGAACATACAATGCGTATCAATGTGGCGAAGTCTCGATTCTTTGAAAAGGGTGAGCCATTTAAGATAGCAACAGATTATGAAAATGAGCAGTTCTATGATAGAGAACGTAGCCTAAACATTAGTAAAGTGTCATAAATTATGTATATCAGCAAACAAGACAAAGATTTTCTCATCAAGGAATTGGAGATAGAACTTCATGCCAAACTTGATGGCCCACGCAAGAACCTCATTTGCCCAGAGTGTCCTTATTGTGGTAAAAAGGGCGGCAAGTTCGGCATCTATGTAGGGCAAGAAACAGAGAAGAAAAAGCTCTTTATGAGTCATTGCTTCTCATGTGGTCATACTACAAAAGATGTCAATCAGCTCTTAGAAGACATTGGTAGGCCAGACTTAATGCTGGAAGATACTGCCAGTTTTGCTCCATTGCAGATACCGCAGTTCTGCAACCTGGAAGAGGATGAGATTGACGATGAACTTATGTCTGTTGATATGCCAGAAGGATGGAAACGGTGCTACCGTAACGCCTATCTGAAGAAGCGTGGCTATACCTGTGATGATTACGACTACTTCCCTGTCGGTACAACCAGAGGTCTTAATTTCAAATTTGACGATTATGTCGTATTTCCCATCATTGATAATGGTGACATTGTAGGATATGTATCTCGCCATACATGGAGTAAAGATAAGATAGATTCTTACAATAAGAAAGCCAGACGTAACGGCAAATTTGAAATTAGACGATACAACAACAGCCAAGAGAATGACTTTACAAAGTTACTTTACAACTATGACGCAGTAATAGAAGACGTAACAGATACTGTCATATTGGTTGAAGGAGTATTTGATTGTATCTCACTTGTCAGAAAACTGGATTTGTATGACAATCATCGTATTGCAGTTGTGGCCACATTCGGAAAGAAAATTTCAGAAGCGCAGATTTACAAGTTGCAAAGTAAAGGCGTAAGAACCGTAGTGGTTGGATATGATGGTGATGCTTTGGCGGCAATTAACACAGCAGCAGCTATGTTAAACGAGTATTTCGATTGCTATATTGCCTTCATCGAAGACCCCGAAGCCGACTTTGATAGTATGGATTTTTGGGACATCTACGATGCTTTCAGTGAGAGATTGATGACACCAAGAGAGTTCAAATTAAACTTAGTACAATTATTATGAACGAATTAATAAAATGGCTGGAGGATCATAAAATAACATATAACCAAATTGACAATGAGGTTATTGAGCTTCCAGATTTCGGCAAAATGTTCTTTGAAGATACGGAAAATATGAAATCTATATTCCGTACTAACAAGGATGATGAGCTGATATTTAACAGTATGGAAGACCCAGAAGTCTTGATGGCAGAAGGTATCAACTATATTGTATTCAAGTTTGGAGACAATTGGTATTACTATGACTTACATAAGGACTTCAAGTTGAATATCCTTAAATATGTGGGTAAGAGAACGCCATCAAATCATAAGTTTGAGTACGTCAATTTAGGTGTCCATACACCTTTTGAGTTGCTTAATGGTAGTTTTATGCCAACATATTGGGTAAGAAAAGCCAAGTATTTGGGACATCCAGGAATCGGTATTTGCGATAAAAATACGATGGCAGCTTGTTACAATCTGCAAAAAGAATGTGAGGCAGCTGGATTGAAATATGTATTTGGATATTCGTTGACTTTTTCTGATGGTGAGCATACTGTTGGAGCAAAAGTATATGTCCAGTCACAAAAAGGCTTGCGAAATCTATTACGCATACAGAAAGCCATTATGGTAGACAGTACAGATAAGATTATTCCATTGGAAGAATTGTTGAATCGTGGCGAAGGCAATGTAATTGTACTTGACAAATATTCTTCATTCTGGATTACTGAAAACCAAGACATTGTAAAGGATTTACAAGGAGCTTTTGATTGTGTTTTTTGGCAAGTTGATTTGTCGGAATATAAGGCAGAACGTATTGACATCAAAGTGTTAGAAGCAGCCAAGCATTATTTCGACAATATATATGGCAAGATGGATGTATACCCAGTACTTCTTACAGATGCCTATTATCTGGATGAAGATGATGCCAAGAATAAAATCATCCTCAATAAGGTTGCTGAAGGCGCAGCGCATGAGCAAAGTAATCAGCAATACTTCAAAGATGTTGATGAACAATACCAACTCTTTGCCGACACATTTGATGCTGATAAATGGGATATTGACAGTCTATTTCAAGAATGTTGCGACAATTCTATGGATATATTGGAACATGCCAATGCAAGGTTTGAAAATAATAGAAACTTCATGCCTAAATACGACATGACTCCAGAAGAACAAGCAAAATATGGAACATCACACAACATGTTCATTCAACTCTTAGAGGAAGGATTGCAACGTCTCGTACCGCCAGAGCAGCAAGATAAGTACCGCAAGCAGATGGAATATGAGCGATACATTATTGAATCAACTAACAATGTGGACTACTTGCTTGTACAGTATGACACATGTAATTGGGCAAGACGAAATAATATCCTTGTCGGTTGCGGACGTGGTTCTGCTGCTGGATGCTTATTGCTATATCTGCTTGGAATAACGCTCATTGACCCGATAAGATACGACCTTATCTTTGAACGCTTCTTGTTACCAGAACGAGCAGGACTATATCCAGCCAAAACAACCATTATCGGTGAGGATTTGGAATCTAAAGAATATATTGAAGTAGAATTGGACTGTGGCAAGGTAATAAAGATAGACAAAGATGCCCAACTGATTATCAAGCGTGAAGGCGAAGAAGAACCTCGTATAATATACGCAGATGAGCTGGAAGCGAATGATGACATTTTGTTCGATAATAAGGATTTAATATTCACAATAAACGAAATTTAGTTATGACGCAATTGACAAATGAAATGGTTGAAGCTGTAGACATCATACAGAATACCAACCAATCGCTTTATATCACAGGAAAAGCTGGTACAGGAAAGACTACATTCTTGCGGTATATTGTGAACAACATCAAAAAGAAGTTTATCGTAACAGCATCTACAGGAATTGCAGCTGTAAATGCTGGAGGCGTAACGCTTCATAGTTTGCTTAATATTCCTTTTGGAGTGCTTACGGAATCAGAGAATGTGCATAGTAGCTATAAGCCAGAGAAGGCGATGCTGCTTCGTTCTATTGATGCTATCATCATTGATGAGGTAAGTATGGTACGTCCAGACGTAATTGACTACGTTGATAGAAAGTTACAGATGTATCGTGGCAGCAGTGAGCCTTTCGGAGGCGTACAAATCATTATGTTTGGTGACTTATTCCAGTTGCCGCCAGTGGTGAAAGCTGATGAACAGCATATATTGTCACAGTTCTATCGTGGCATATATTTCTTCCATGCTCATGTATGGCGCAATGTTGGTTTCAAAGTCATCGAGTTGACACACATCTTCCGTCAGAACGACAAACGTTTCATCGAAATACTCAACAATATACGAGAATATCGTATAATGCAAGAAGATATAGATGACCTGGCTGCATTAAGAAACAAGAATGAAAGCAAGGATTTCTCCAACTCCAGCATACATATATGCGCTTATCGCAAGGACGTACAGAAAATTAACACAGAATTGCTTGGAGAGCCTACGCATGTTTATAAAGCAATAGTTACTGGAGATTTCCAACCCAATTCAGCACCATGTGAACAAGAGTTAAAACTTCGTGTTGGAGCAAGGGTTATGATGCTCGTAAATGACCCAGCACATGTATACTGCAATGGTTCGTTGGGTGAGGTTGTAAATCTCAACGATAAAGTTGTTACAGTAAGACTTGATAATGGCTGTACTGTAGGCGTAATGCCAAATACTTGGTCTGCTAAAGAATATCGCATGATGAACGATAAGATTGAGACCATTGATAAAGGCTCTTGTACGCAGTTCCCAATAGCGTTGGCATGGGCAATCACTATTCATAAGAGTCAAGGTTTGACTTTTGACAATGTTGTTATCCATACAAAGGGTTGCTTCGTTCCTGGGCAGCTATATGTTGCTTTGAGTCGTTGTAGAACATTGGAAGGCATTGTGTCCGACACATTCATTGACAAACGACACATATTGACAGACATAGAGCTGGTGAAGTTTACGGCAGCGTATAAATTGAACAATAACATCTTTGACAACGAAACATATAAGATTATGAGACGAGTATGAAAGTTGTAAGTGCAACGTTAAAAACATCGAACACTCCAGTCAAGACAATAGATACTTTTGTTGATGATGGGTATTTGCAAGGCGAAGGAGGATCCCTTCCAGATGTGGATAACGATTTTCAAAGTGACAAACGCCCAGAAGTAAAGGAATATACTGAGAGACGGTATAATAAAAACGGCTTACAACGTGTATTTTCAGCTGGAACCTATACGACATTGAAGTCTAAGGCTTGTTTGAAAGATGTGGCTCGTACAATGCGTATTCCGACATCTATCGTGAACTATATTACCGCTATCATTGATGATGACAAGTGCGATTATACAGGTCTATTTAAGTTAGCGGCAACCAACAAAAAGGTTGCAAAATTTATGGGAGACCACCCACAACTCTTTGAGGATGTACGCACGCTGATGTTCCAGCCTCGTTCCAGCTCAGTTCATGCTTCTGCATTGCTGATAACTCCAGATACAAAAGATGGTGAAACAATGGAATGTTTCGACTATGTGCCAATCAAGAAGGTTGATGGCATTTTGGTTAGCGAGAATGATGGCTACGAACTCGATGAACTTGGTTTGCTGAAGAATGACTGTCTTGCAACCAAGGAGCTTTCTAAAATTCACCAAACTCTTGACTTGGTAAATACAGTATACCATCAAGACATTACTTTGGAGAAGTTGGCAACAGGTTCTTTGGATGACGAGAAGGTGTATGAAGTATTGGCAAATGGCTGTACGCAAAACGTATTCCAATTTTCATCGCATGGCATTACCAAGTTTTTGACAGAAATGAAGCCAAGTAATATTGGTGACTTGATTGCTGCAAATGCCCTCTATCGTCCTGCTACAATGGGTAACTTGGATGATTATGTGAACTGTAAGAAAGGACTCGTAGCCCCTGTATATCTTTGGGGAACATACAATTCACTGAAAGACACCTTTGGTCTGGTGGTGTTCCAGGAGCAAATTGTAATGATGGCTCGTGAGGTTGGTGGGTTCAGTCTTGGCGAAGGCGTGAAGCTCGTGAAATTCGTTTCCAAGAAAAAGACGGATAAGATTCGAGCAATGAAAGACAAATTCATGGCTGGAGCTAAGAAGAATGGATGCCCACAAGAAGATGCGGATAAGATATGGGCGCAGATTGAGGCTGCTGGTACTTACTGCTTTAATAAAAGCCATGCTACTGCCTATGCCGTAACAGCCTATGCTGGAGCATGGCTGAAAGTGCATTATCCGACAGCTTTCTATACCGTTGCTCTCCAGTGGGCAGATGATAACGAACTCGTTGCTCTTATGGGAGAAATGGAGGCTATCAGTAACGCAAAGGTTGTACCGCCAGACATCAATGTTAGTGAGGATATATTCCATACAGACTATAACACCAACGAAATATTCTGGTCAATCTCCAGAATCAAGCAACTTGGCGCAAAAGCTGTACAATGGATTATTGATGAGCGCAAAAAGAATGGCGAGTTCACAAGTATTACCAACTTCATCGACCGTATATTCAAGTACAAGCTGAAGAAGTATGAGTATTGGGATGATCCAGACAATGAAGAAGAGGCTACACGATGCCCAGTGAACGCTCGTTGTGTGTTGAATCTTATTCTTGCTGGTTGTTTTGATAAGGTGGAACATGCTGGTTCTGTAATAGAACGTTACGCCATCATAGAAAAGGCAGCAGAACAGCTTGGTTTTGAGATAAAAGAGAAAGACATACCAGTGGATATGCGAGGTAAGCATTATTTCTGGAGCCAGCAACAAGTAAAGGTGTCTGGAATTGGTTCTGTGGACTATAAACGCATTTATGATAATTCTGCTATTAAGCCACAACTGAAAGGCAGAGTGTCGTATGCGACCTTGCAAAGTATCATGCCAAACGAAATGGATGGCAAAAAGGTTGGTGTATGTGCTACTGTCGTTGAAGTTGAAGAGAAAAAGTTCAAAAGCAAAAAAACAGGTGGCGAAGAAACCTTCTGCAAACTCCTTCTTCAGCAAAATAATGACTTGTGTGAGTGTATTGTGTGGCCAGAAGAATATAAATCCATGCGCCCACAACTCATAGATTCAAAAAACAAATTGATAATTTTCTCAGCAACTGTCAAGTATAGTGATTATGCTGGAAAGAACAACTTACAGTTTATGAAACGAAGTTTATTGGAAGTATTATGAAACCAACAATAGTTTGTTTGGTCGGGGATTCTGGAAGCGGAAAGACGTTTGCTTCCTTGCACCTCCAGGAGGTTCTTAATTGGAACAGTATTGTTTCTTACACAACTCGTAAGAAACGTAATGGCGAGGTGGATGGTAGAGAGCATTGGTTTGTAACCGACAAAGAAGTTCCAGATAAGTCAAAAATGTGCGCTTACACAATGTTTGGTGGTTATCAATATTGGACTGAGTGGGAGCAGTTTATAAGCGATAAAGTAAATGTATATGTAATTGATGAAAAAGGCTTGATTGATTTGCAAGCAAAAGAGCAAACACCATTCAGCTTTCATCTGGTGACAATCAAAATAAACCGTCAGCATAAAGATGGCATTGGCAAACAACGTATAGCTCGTGATAAGGAACGTGTGCATATTCCAGAAGAGTTGTATGATTATGTTATCAATAATGACTATTCAATTGAGGCTTTTAGAGCCACGTTATATCTTATTGGCAAGTGTATAGAAAGAAAATATAACAATGGCAGCACCAAAAGATGAAAAACCAGTACTCGTCATGTTCACGCTGGACTTTGAGACTGGAAGTTTGAAGTGTCAGACAGGCGCAATCACACAGATAGCAATCCACGCCACAAGACTCGACACATTTGAAAAATTAGGCTCTTATGTACGTTATGTATATCCGTACAACAGAAAACAGATAGAAGGCGTAGGTAAGAAGCGTAAGGTTCTAAAGAGCAAATATGATGTTGATAATGCAGAGCCTATGGATTACGAAGAAAAGGCTCTAACGTATTCAGCAATCACTATGAACATGCTGGAGACAATGGGAGAAGACATTTGCGATGTTGCCAGGGGAGCAGTAGATTTCATTGCCGACCATACGCCTAAAACTCCAAAGAATATGAAACCTTTCTTACTTGGACAGAATATTGAGTTTGATAAAGGGTTCTTCATGCAGTTGATGGAATACGCAGGGTTGGTTGGAGAAATAAAGAAGCTTCTCAGAGGACATGAGGATTTTTACGGACACTGGCAACCAGATGTACTTGACACCATTATGCTTGGACAGCTTGCATTATGCCATCTTCCAAATGTGGATTCATACAAGCTGGAGATTATGTCAGAGCGTCTTGGAATAGAGCTTGATGATGCCCATGATGCTGATGCTGACGTTTCTGCTACAACAAATGTAGCAGCGGTTCTCACACAACGCATGAGAAGTGAAGGTGGTGTTATGACAGGTGGCGGTCTGGCCATATCCAAAGCAGAAAAAAGTCGCAAACACTTTAAGATATAGTAAAATGGAAGAGGCAAATGTACAGACCGTAGACGAGCCTAAAGCTGAATTTCGCACATTATCAGATCGTGGTGCGTTTACAGTAAGGAACGCTGATAATAATGAAATCCTCGTTGAAATATCTGGATATGACCTTCAAGTAAACTTCAATATGGAATACTTGAACAGCATCCAAGATGTAGAAGCTGCCGTAAGTGGCATAGGTGATGTGTTTCGTCAGATTATTATGGAGAAATTGCTTGAATACAAACAAAAGCAATAAAGTATCGCTATTCATTATAAACAAAAGCCTTGCAATCCAGCAAGGCTTTTTAATTGACAGAAAGTAATGAAAGAGACCAAACTGACAGAACAAGAGCAACTTTTTTGTGAGTTGTTTGTGAACGGTGCGGCTCCTTATGCAGGTAATGCCTTAAAATGCTACCAATCTGTTTTTTACAGTTGTGATGTAAAGGACAATATCCGTGCTAAGAAATTGCTGTCAAGGGACGATATAAAGGAGTTTATGGCAGAGTTGGAAGAATACAATTCCCTGGAAACAACTCACATGAAAAAGTTCCTTACTGAAAATCTAAAGCACATTATTGAAGAGACATCGACTGCTGTTTACAGAGATAGACGAGGCAATAAACTATCTCCAGCAGCACTAAGAAGTGTGGCAGTAGCGGCTTCTAAGACATTGATGGATATGTACCCTGTAAAGGAAGCACAAGTTAGTAAGTTGAACATTGAAGGCGGTGGAGAAAATGGCATAGTATTCAATGTAATTGTACCAGAATCAAAACCAAAAGAAAATGAAACAGATTAATGCTTGAAGCTATCCTCACAGGAATTATAGGCGTAATTGCTGGAAATGCTTCGATGTTCTTGTTCTTCAGACAAGAGCGAAGATCAAAGACACTTGACAATGATTCTAAAGAACACGACAATGAAGCCAAGGAATCGGAAGAGTGGAAAAAGTTGTACGAATGTGTACATGATGAATTGAGAGAAAAAGACCAGAAAATTGACACACTTTACGTTCAAATTTCTGACTGGCGGGATAAGTATAATGCTTTAGCGTCAGATAAAGCGCAATTAGAAGTGAATAATGCTAAGATGTGCCTATTGAAATGTGAAGTACCATCTTGCCCTAATCGTAAGCCATCAACAGGATATTAATGAAGGAAATTGTAATTATCCCATCATTTGCGTTATCTGAAATGAAGCTGGATGCACTTGTTGGCAGAAGGGCAAATATAGTTGAAGTCCTCAAAGGCCATAACGGAACAATTCGAGGATGCTGGGCATCGCTTATTGGCGAGCCGTATATGGAAAAGAAAGAATGGTTTATACCCTATAGCTCTTTTATTTTATGAAAATCGAAGTCAAAAGAATTGCTCTAAAAGACAGGTATACAATCGGTCACATGTATATTGATGGCAAGTTTGTATGCGACACACTGGAAGATAAAGTGCGAGACTTGAACAAGAATGGCAAGTTTGACAATGGTGAGGTGA